ACCCACATCAGATTTACCTTGTTTAAGTTCCAATTTTCGCCCTATTCTTATGCTATAATTATTATCCAATTCATTAATAGAGCTTATCAAATGAAAAATCTTGCTGAACTAACTCAAGAAGAAAAAAGACAAGCCAAAAAGGATTCATTATGCTCAGTAACGAGTTTTTGCGCTTTTTCCAAACCTTAGACGTAGCAGACGTACCCGGCAATGTCAGAAAAATGGCGAACCTAGTACGAGATAATTTGGATAGTATTATCCCGTTGGGTACAGCGCAGGGCCAGCGGATTAGGCGTATCGTAGAGCTGGCGCAGCCCGCCTGGGATACCCTAAGCTTGGAAATCCCGCCGCTGCCTGAGCAGAACTCCGAACGCGTCTCCACGTTTAGTCGGTTAAAAAAGCTGTCCGTTGGACCGTTCAGAGGATTTGCCAGACAGGAGGAGTTTGATTTGGATTCGCGTCTGGTGCTGATTTATGGCCCCAACGGTACCGGGAAGTCAAGTTTCTGCGAAGCACTTGAATACACATTACTAGGCAACGTTGCTGAGGCTGCAAGTAAACGCTTTCGTAATCAATCCGACTATTTTAGAAATGCATACGTCAATCAATTTTCTGCGCCTGTGATTACTGGTGTTGGAGCTCAAGGGCAGGATGTGGCTATTGAGAATAACGAAGCACAGCACCGCTTTTGCTTTGTTGAAAAAAACCGTATCGATAGCTTCTCAAGAATTGCGGCGCTGGCCCCCGCAAGGCAGACCGAACTTATATCAACGTTATTCGGCTTGGATGCATTCAATGATTTTGTCCGAAATTTTACTGCGGAAATTGATGCCAAATACATCGATCTAATAGGCATAAAAGCCGTTCAACTGGCAGAAAAACGTCGCACACTCGAGGGAGCCATTCAGCAACTGAAAGCGGGTAAGGCTGATCTTGAAGGACTGGCTTATGAGGAACAGACGCTAGCTTCTGGATACCGCGAGGGCCTTTCTTTTCAGCAGATGATGATTGAATTAAAAGGAGATGAGCAAAATATGGGGGCTATCCGGCAGCTTGAGACAAAGCTACAGACCCCTCTTCCGAACAAGAGCCATCTGACCAGTTCTATGTTGAAGGACTTAAGCGGCTCTGTTGAAACTGTATTGGCGACTCTGTATGGCAAACAGAAGCAACTGGCAGAAGCGAGTCTGCAGGTTTCGTTTAAAAGTTTATTTGAAGCAGTCGTCCAGTTACAGAGCACCAGCCCAGAACAGTGCCCCGCATGCCATACCCCACTCCAGCAAACCATAAAAAACCCCTACAGTCATGCCAGTGAAGAATTACTGAAGCTTGAGTTTTTGTCAGCCTTACAGGATGAAATAGCTCAGCTGGAACATTCATTCAGCCATCAGATGCATCTTGTCTTGCAAGTTATCGGCACCTGTTGCCAGTTTCTTCCTCATGAAAATGCACTCGAAAGATTCCGAAAAGATAATGCCATCACTTTGTGGCATGATCTGCATCAACCAGCAGACGATGGTATCACTCCCTGGTCTCTTCTGGAGAAACAGGTACTACAGTTGGAAGATGAAGATAAAAAAACAGAAGCAACTGCTAAATTGCGGGAGTCATGGCAGCGTGATCTTGTGAGTCTGCGTGAATCAGAACGCCAAATAATAATACTACAGGAAAGAAGAAGTACTACAGAAAGGGCTATCGCGAAGGCTCAGTTGTTGATTGATAACTTTGATACGGAAAACAGGCAGCTTATTGAAGAGGTTGCACTTGAGGAATCCGTTGTAAGAAAGAACAAAGAAATCTCAGCAGCTTATGCCCAGTTCGTATTGCAATTGAATACCTATAAAGAGAATTTACCTCAGCAGTTGGTTGCGAATCTCGGAGACGGCATTGTTACTCTGTACAATGCATTCAACCGCAATGACCCTCCAGGCGAAAAACTCGCTGGTGTTAAACTCCCGCTGATGCAAAACCAGCGCCTGGAGGTGGCATTCCAAAACAATCCAACGCAATATTTTGATGCTCTACATGTGCTCAGTGAAGGGCATGTCCGCTGCATAGGGCTGGCTATTTTATTGGCAAAAAACATCAGTGAGCAATGCCCACTTTTGGTATTTGATGATCCGGTCAATGCTATCGATGACGATCACAGAGAATCTATTCGACGAACGCTGTTTGAAGATGCTTTCTTTGCAGATAAGCAAATCATCCTGGCATGCCACGGAGAAGAGTTTTTCAAAGACATTCAGAATTTATTGCCTGCGCCAGTGGCTGCACAGTCCAGAACTTTCAGCTTTTTACCGCGTCTGGATGAATCGCATATCCGAGTGGATTTTAACTGTGCCCCCAGGAACTATATTATTTCTGCGCGAAGCCATTATGAACGTAATGAAATCAGGGAAGCACTAACTAAATGCAGGCAGTCACTTGAATCTCTGATGAAAGGGAAGGTCTGGCGTTATGTAAACAAGCACGGTGACGGTAACCTCAGTCTTAAACTGAGGTCAGCAACTGCACCTATTGAACTGCGTAATCTCTCAGATCAATTGAGAAAACAAATCGGCCGTACCGATTTTAATGACCCAAATAAAATTGCCGTGCTTTCTCCCATAAATGTTTTGACTGGCATTAGCGGAGAATCACGTGAATGGAGATACCTCAATAAAGGTACACATGATGAAAATAACAGAGCAGAATTTGATAGAACAACTGTAGAATCCATGATAAGTGCAATCGAGGCGCTCGATCAGGCCGTGGGTTAAGACTAGTACTAAATTCCTCGTGTGATGTGATTCTGTAGAGGTATAGCTATATAAAGTGGTCGATAAAAGTTGACCACTTCATGGGAGGGCTTTTTAAAACCACGATAAGTCCGCTCATGGAGCAAAGCGGACTATAGCCCATATACAACTTGTACTATAACAGTAGTAGCTCTATTCTCAGTAAGCATAACTGATTATTACAGTAATACATCATTTTCACCCAGCCCGTATTGCTCTTTCATCTCCTCTTCTTTTTTCCTGCGTTCCTCTTCCGCTTTTTGTGCTTCTTCCATCTCACGCATTCTCACATTATAGATGGATTGCTCAGGCATCTGTACACGAACAGAGATAAAACGACCATCAGGGATATCTATTGGGTCGCCGTCTTTGTAATCATCAATATCATTACGGGCAAATTTAGGTGCGTTAGGGTGAGTTCGATGATACGTTCTCACAAGGATAGAACCGTCCTCCATAACTTTAGAGTCTACCCATATCAACGGCTGTTTATTAACATCGAGTGGAATTTCAATACCACCATCAACACCGCCCCAACCTGCATCTGAGTTAAAGCCGAGTACACCTTCGATAAGATATTCACCCTGAGCTACTCGAGTAACTGTAGCGCCTTCTGATTCGTCGTTAGTGGTGAATGTACCGTCGGGATTAATGTCGATGATTGGGGAGGCTTTTTTGATGAAGCCTTGAGGGTCAACTGTTGTGTTTTTTTCACTGTAAACTCTATAGGCTCTGGTAAATGACAATGGGGCATTCTCTTCATTATTAGCATGCCGGAAAAATAAATCGTTTCGACTCCCAATTCCAGTTAGTATCTGCATTTTACTAGAACTTTTTTCTCTCCCGTCCCACGATAAGGTTATTCCGTAATAGTAAGTGAAAAATCCATCAGTGTAATCAGTAGATGATCTGATGAACTCGTTGCCTAGTGTTCGGTCAGTAAGATATACACTTGGATATCCAGCACCAATACCGTAATCACCAATATGCACCGTTTTATCATCATCCGCTTTTTTACTAATATCCCCCTGCATCTTCTTAATGCTATCGAGTGTGACCTTTTGCCCATTAGATAGCTCTACTGTCACCACACCGTTATTCATCATCCATTGATCCATTGCTCGCAGAAAATACGTCGTATCTGATGCAATAGCGGTCATACGATTATTAGCGTCGCTGTATGAGTTCGGCTCAGTGAGATTAATACTGTAACTGGTGTTTTTTACGGTAAATGTAGCTGGTTGTGAAATGACTAATTCTGTATCGCTATTAACTCTATCCACCATGTAAATAAAATTAGCATTACCATTTTTAATTAAAATAATGGTGCCTGAGCGAATAGCGGGATTATTAACTGTCCATTTAGTACCTGTGCCAGAGACAATAGCAGACCCTGACACTGTGCTAACAGTGCCTGTTGTGTATATCATGATTTATTTCCTAAATTTATTTTTTTATAGGTGAATTATCTTTGCAATATATTTTGTCAAACATATCAGGGCTAACCCAACCGCCTTGCCATAAACCTGCTTTACCGTATCCAAAATACATATTATTATCATTATTATAACGACTTAATTTAAAACTCTGATATTTTTCAATAGTCTGTATTTTAATTAAACCAACACACTCCACTGTCTGATAATTTATAGGTTTTCTATCAGCACAGCCTGAAATAAATACCGCAATAGATAATAAAATTATTTTTTTCATAATACCTTCTTAATATCGCTCACATCTATTATTAAGCAAGTAGATGGAAATCTAGATAAATCACGATTTGCACTGCCTGTGCCCCAAAGAACAGCTTCTTTATATCTTACTTGTAACGTATTTCCCACTCTTTTAATAAAAGTATCCATCCAAGCCCCTTCAAATCCATCCTCCCATATTCCTCCCATTCCGCCACCAAAAACGAAAGCTAAATCTTTTATATTTGGTAATTGATAATCAATATCTTCTTTCCATGATGCAATAAAATATCCTACTATTTTTAGCACCCCCCAATTAGAGTTATAAACAGTCTGTTTTGTACTACTATTTTTTATAACGACTCCATATTTTTCTTTAAAAATATTATTAGGAAAATCACCAAATTCAAATACATCAACACTACCCGAAGCGTCATTATAAGGTTGGGATATCTGGATATTTTTGTCACTTCCTTTTATGGCTCCCCCAATAACTTTAACAAAAACATTGTTAGGTGATACAGCAAATAACTTTGTAGATGAATGTGGGGTGTTCGGTAATTCAGTATAATATCCTTGATTTCCAGATACTATCCCGCCTTTCATTACAACAGTCTGCTTTCTAATACAGTTCATAACCGTATTAAAGCTATCTATTTGAACATGGCGATCCTTTCCTTTTATAATAATGCCATATTTACCCATCAATATACTCCATAATATAACCTAATGATGTCATCATATATATCGATTAGGCCATTTCTATAAACATTATCGAGTTCAAGAATAATTACCCCGTTATTAATATTTAAAGTAACATCTCCGGCTAACCCTCTCATAAAGGAAGTCCCAAACCAAGCAAATACTTCTCCATATTTATTTAGATCAGAATGGTCATAACTAAAGGTTTTTTTAGTCATAAGTGGTATAGGAGTAATATCATGCCAACCAACAATTCGGCCGACTCTATCAGATGTATTTAATAAATTAATTCCATATTTTTTAGATTTGATTACTATTCCATAATTATCGCTCATTTGTGATATCACCAATAATAACAACGTTATACCCAGTTTCATCTTTTACATATAAATTTTGATTGGTTAATGTTGTTCCGCCATTACCACCATACATTTCCAGTTTGTTATTTTTAACGTCAATAATAAATCCAGATTTACCAGGCACATAATTATCTGATCTTATTGACTCTGAAAGAACCATTTCACGGATAGAGGCCTTATCTAAAAACGCTTCTTTAACAAAAAGCTGTCCATTTTTAACAGCCATAAACAATTCCATCTTGCCATTTACAGGGTTATACCAAGCAAAGTTATTCGCGTTATAGCCAATGAAACTTTCAAGCTTGCCGTTCTTAACCTGAGCACTAATTACTTGCCCAGCTGCATTGTATTTCACGTTGTTATGAACAATCGTAATGTTGATGGAATGGGTAACTACACCGTCACCGGTTTGCTTAAACGTGGCCTGCATTTTCTCCTGTATCATGCCCTCTTGTTTATCAAACTTAGCCTGAACTTGAGTTTTGTTTTCAGCAAAAGCCTTATTTGTGTTAGATATGGCTTGGGAGTTTGAAATAATATCAGCTTGAGCCTTACCCATTTCTGTACGTACTTCAGTAAAGCGCTGACCGATAGCCTCATCAAGTTTAGTAATAGAGGTTTGAGTCTCCTTAATCGCCGATTTATTCTCACCAACAGCAGAATAAATTTCTTTGATTTCCTGCGCCCATGCCTCCTGTTGATTTGCGAAAACCTTTCTTAAATCTTTGATTCCAGCCTGTGCATTACCATCTCTAACGAGTAAATCAGTAGATAATTCATAGGTGGCATTAACAAGTTCAGCAATAGACTCCGTATTCCATTTCAGCTCTTCGCTGAGTTGTTTAAACGCCTCAGAATCCCTGACTTTTTCGTCCACCTCATCAAGAAGGTCATTCGGTAACGAGTTAGGGATACCGCTGGCTTCAATAAACGCTGATTTGCCATAACTATTTATCGTTCGGATATAAAAATAGTAAGTGTGTCCCGCTTTTAAATTCTCTTGCGTCCAGAAATTCCCTTGACCAATTTTGTTTGTTTTGGTGATCACCTCATTTTCAGAAAGATTGGTGAGTTTCTTTTCACTAAACCAAAACTCAAAGGTATAACCAAATACAGCACTATCGCCCTGCCTTGGTGATGCTGTTAAACTGAACATACCCGGTGTTATTTCAACGCCAATCGGTGCAGGCGGTGCCTGAATAGCAAAATCACTAATAGCAGGCGCAGACATGGCGCCGGCCACATTAATTGCTCTCACCTCAACACGATAAGTGCCTCTTGTTAAACCGTTTATATCAACACGCTCCCCCGGAACTTGAATAGACTGAATGACTTTGTCGTTTTGGAGAATATTAACCGTGTTATAGCGAATATCCGATGCCACGTTCTGCCATGAAATATACCCTTGAACAATATCCGTAACAGAGAGGGGAACAAAGGCCAGATTAATCGGTGCGGGTACACCACCTGTGGGTAATTTAGTGAATGGGGGTCTAACAAAAGGTTTACTGGCTAAGTCTTCATAGATATAAGGACCATCTTCTTCGAGAGTAATCTCTACCCCCTCTGATGGGTGAAATTTCCAATCAGCAATACGAAATTCTAAATCACTGATCCCTAATGAAGGTAACTCGAGCTTGATAACATCACCAGGGCGATACGCATAGCCATCTAAATTCATGCGTAATTGAATACGACGACCGGCACGTTTTTTACGTAAATAAAGATTGGCTAGTCGATTGGCTTGGTATGGACTGGTTACAAAACGGTAGTCCATATTTTCTTTAATTTCTAAGCCGTCTTCTTCTATCCACTCCTCAATAACTACGGGTTCAAAATCAGTTTTGTTATATTGTTGCTCTGCATCAACGAAAGTACCGTAAATCGCATTAGTCGCATCACGCAAAGAAAGTTCCGGTGTCACCGTTACCGTATCGATAATTTGTGACTCATCAATTGTGAGTAATGCAGGCCCATTATAAACCTGCATCAAAATACCGTGCTTACCTGCAATATAGGTCGGTTCGCCGGCAATGCATTTATGCATCATCTCTAATACAGAAGCGGGACTCTCTTCAAGTTCATAGGCACCATTTAATGTATATCGAGGCTCACTTTTTCCATCAGGCGTTTGTACGGTTTCATCACAAATATCTGCTGCGACTTTAAATGCATTCCAATCAATATCAGAGTCCGGAACCCCCAAATAGTGACGGTAATAATCTAATATGACCAAAGCACCATTATTTGACCACGCTGTTTTTTCGGTACGGGGATCATAAATTTCTTTTCCCCATAGTTCACTTTTAACATTAGGCACACCATAAGGGAACTTTTCTTGATCAAAGCGTAATGTTAAGCGTAACCATGCAAGCCCTCGACCAATCATATCTTCTTTCCATGATGGGGCATGTTTTAATAAATAGGGATCTGCTTCAGTTCGGCCATTATGAAATTCATATTGTGCGTTGTCGCCTAAATCTTCAATTTTGTCATCATTGAAATAAATTTGACCTAATTTATGGATGGGATGGGAGGCTATGGCTAACGCCATGTAGAGTTCTTCATTTTCATCTTGTTCGCCCTCTTCCTCTTCAGCAAAAAAAAGCAAGCCTGACATCATTGTTTTACCTACAACGACCGTTTCTGGTGCTGATGCTGAACGCAACATCTGTTTACGCTCGGACTGATCCCGATAGCCTGAGCCGGGCACCTTATCTTTAAAGATAAACGCACTTGCAGCTTGAACAGCAATGCCAGCAACAATTAATGCAGTCCCCAAACCACCCGTAGCAATAACACCTGCTATCATTAAGCCCGCGGAGACAACGCTTGTGACAGTCTTACCCATTTATTGTACTCTCCATGCTTTTATTGGTTTATTGCTCACCACACGAACGCCATCTGTTGAGACAGCCCATAATTTACCCGCCCATAACACCCCTAACGTTTCCCCTTCGTCACCCTCGAACATCACAATGTCACCACGACCAGCTTCATTTGTTGGAATTTCATCAAAAAAACGGCTCACTGCTCCGTCCAATGTTCCAAACTCTTTTTGTAACACTCTGAATGCGCCAGTTTTTGTTTTATAACGCCCACGAATACGTTCGCAGGGATCGAAATTACAAACGGCTATGACACAGTCAGAAGCAAACAAACAACAATCATGTTCACCCCATACGAAAGGGCGATTAATGGCATTTTTCAAGGTTTCAGGTAGGCGAGTAGTCCATTGAGGGTGTCTCATGATTTTCTCCAGACAATAAAAAACCCGCCGAAGCGGGTTATAGATAACATTCTGTGTTTATCTCATTCAAAATTTAATGATTTCTGTAGATAGGATTGTGTTTTTTCATCATAGGTAACGACTGTTAAGTATGGTTTTCTTATCATGGCGCCAAACCCATTTTTTGCATCAACATACGATTTTATTTGAAATGAGCATTGACCTGCTGGATAAATTTCAACTTCAGTATAGTGCGGGAACTTTGCCGAAGATGGCGATTTTAAGGTATTCCTAACCATATTTGTTGATGCTAAATAAGCACGCTCTTCACTATTGCAATAATCTATTTCTTTTTTCTTGTCACCAAAAATAAAAGTTAAAAACAAATAGAATAATGGCGCCGCTATCAAAATAAAAATAAGGGTATATAAGAAACCATTTGAGCTACTCGTTAACTCAGATTTTTCATCTACTCTTGTTTTAAATATGGGATCGTTAACTAAAAGAAATAGGCCTAACTTTTCTTTATCAATAACAAATACCCATTTCTCATTAATAAATTCACCTTGGTCAACAATACCTCGCGTTGCTAAATCTTCTAATATAGCCGAAGCGTGATTATAACCAATATTTAACTTTTCTTTTAGTTCATCAATAGAAATAAAAATAGAATCAATTTCTAATAAAAACTTTGCAGCAGTTATATAAGTATTATCTATTTTCATCCCTTCATCCTTTATTTATAAATAAACGCAGGTGCATTTTTCTTGCTACCCCAATAAATAGCCCGATCAGCCATCTGCGCCACATAACGAAATATTCTATCTCCTTTCTTGCGTTTAGACCATGATTCATCAGTAAATCTGTCAGGTAAACCATAAGACCAGCGTTCGAAACGGTTTGAAACAGTGATTGCTATTTCATTTTCTTCACCTGTTGTCACACCAATGGTTGATATTTGTCCTGCAAATAAAACTTCAGCAAGCGCAGGTTTCCCTTCTTCATTTAATGCAACTAACATCAACTGCGCATTTCGCCCACGAACCCGTTCATTCATCACCTCTCCAATTAATGAAGAATCAAAACCTGAGAGTTTCATAATAAGCTGTTGTGGGCTTGTGGTCATATTTTCCCCCACAGACTCAATTGCACCAAACTGACCAACACCTTGGTAAATTTCACCTGCAATAATGATATTACCCACACCGGTATGTGCTCTTACAACACCTGATTTTAGATCTAAACGAGAGGCAACAACCAAATAATATCCCTCATTAATTGCCTTAACCATATCATTACTAAAGGGATGATATTTCATGTTAACGCCTCCTCGAATGATAAAGAAGTGCTGGTCAGTATGCCTGGTTTACGTTGGAAATTTCCCTGATCATTACTGGTTAATTTAAAAATGCCGTAGGGTACTTCATTTTCTATCAAATCATTTACTGCAGGTGCGTAACGCAATATGGGGGCAATAGGAATTGTTGCATTTCCTTGTGCATCACTGATCACATTCGCTGTCACACGCTTCAGCTCATCATTTACAGTGATATAATCACCAATTCGTAAAACAATGCTATTGGGTAACCAGTCTTTACTCTCTAATAGTTTTCCAGATTGGTTAGGTTGGCTAACTTTAGGTTTACCGCGTTGAGTTAAACCAGAACGCGCCCAATCACTAATTTTCACTCGACCACTCTCACCATCTAACTCAGCAACAAATGCCTCTAAAACCCTTGCTTGCTCATCGGTCAAATTATTAAATGACATACTGCAACGCCAACGCGAACCAGGGAAGCGTACGGTCTGCACACTTCCTGTAAAGGTTGATGTAAAGGTTTTGCTGTTACTCACGAGTTGCCAACTCAGCGTAGTTGGCACGATGGAGCGTGGCCACGATAATATCGTTGCCATTTATCGTAGATTCCTTCTTAACGTTCCATTGGTTTGAAAGTCTCGCATAATGTCAGATTTAGCTTTTGAAGCACCTTGCTCAGCTCCCATTCTTGCTGCTTCCTGTATAACTTGATAAAGCGCTTCATCGCCATTGCCTGTTACATGAAATGTTTGATGAATAATAGTATCACCTGAAGCGGTAGAGTTACTTCCGGTTGCTCTCACGCCTAAAGAACCATCAGGTCCACGTTTTAAAGGCATGATCGCCTCGCTTCCAGCTTCCCCCATCAGACCAAGATTAGGCGTACCACCTTTTGCAAAGGCAAATAACGTTGGAGAGCTCACAACTTGATTACTATATTGGCTGAGGCTTGGCGAGCTGTAAACATCCCCTTTGGCGTTCGCTTTTACACTCGCCTTACCCGCTTTAGCACCACTTGTTGCACCACCACTCCCCGCAAAACCACCCATCAATCCAGTCAATGCGTTGGTAATTTGAGCTTGAATAGCGATACGAATAAGATCAGAAATGATTGAACTGGCTAATGAGGAAGAAAATTCTTTCATGCCTTCTGAAAAAGATTTTGTTCCCATTAGCATACCAGTCATTGCATTGGCGGTTCGTTGTTCAACTGTATCAACTAAATTCATCTGCATGCGTTGCCACATGCCTTGAGATGCGTAAAACTCTTTACTTGATTGATACTGTGCTTCTTTTGACTTATTTGTAGCAGCTATCATTAGTTGTTCGTATCGCTCCTTACTCACCAAGCCATCTTCATAGTAGGCTTGATACAGTGCCTTTTGTTCTTCAAGCTGATTCTGAAGCTGAATAACGGGGTCAATTTCGCCAAGGATGCTGATATTCGGGAGAGAAATACCTTTTGCTTGCTCTGACAGGCGGTACTTAGACATATCTTTGTCCATCTGCATCCGCGCGTATTGGTATTCTTTTTCTGTTAACAATCTCTGTTCAAACAGAGACTTCAACTCTTTTGTCATTTCTTGTTCATTACGCAATGAGGTACGCATCGGTGAATATTTTTCTGCTAACTCTGCACGCTGTTTCATGTGGTTTTCAGCGTTGAGTGTTTTTAATCGCTCATATTCCTCTTGCTTCATACCACCAGCTTTTAAGCTTTCCTGAAGCTTACGCATCGTCTCAGATTCACTTAATGAGATGCGCTCTAAGCTGGTTGCGCGCTCTTGCTCTATTTGCATACGTAATTGATGGTATTGACTAACTTTTTGTTTAGAGCCTGAAACTAGATCATTCCCCCCATCATTTCCACCACCTCCGCTGTCACCTGCTGGTTTGTCCTCTTTCAGTTCAGGAGGCTTTTCTCCATTAAGTAATCTTTTTTGAGCTTCTATTGCAGCTTCAAGTGTTTGTGATTCAATTTCCTTATTTTTTATAATATCTTCTAGTTCACTTTTTAATTTATTTTGTGTAGCTTTTGCTTCATCAGCCGATTCATACCATGTATGAGCCCACCCAAAAAAACCTTTCCCCCTTTTTTCCAATAGTTGTATTTTGGTATCGCTATAACTCTCCAATTGATTTTTAACTATTTTTTCTTGCTCTTCTATATTCTTTAGGCTATCCCTCACATCATCTATCTTTACGGCCAGTTTGGCTTGAGATAGCCTCATTAACTCATCTGTTGTTTCGGCGACAGCTCTTTTTAAATTAAGAGCGCTATCTCTGGCCTCTAAAGCCTTATTGTGAAAATAATAGATTGCAGAACCAGCAAGCATAGCTGCACCCACTGGCCCCCCTAAAGCAGAATAAACGCCCTTCAATGCCATGCTCGATGCTCGCAACGCCCTTTGGCTATATGAAAGCTGGTTATTTGCTGCGATAAGTCTCTGTTTTCCTATTGCCTCTTGGCGTTCTGCTTCTCTAATTTGCCTATTTAAGGCTAAGTATTCTTTTTGATAATTCGCATTAATGCCGTACTGTCTCATCAATACAGATTGAGTGCCTAATCTCCTTGACTCCTGTTGAGCTTGTTCTCTTGATGCTTTTGCTAAATCAATGGTTTCTTGAGCATTCTCCCTCATTTGTTTCGCATTATTTCTCACTGCAGCTTCGTTTTTCACCCATTCTTTGGTTTGCTCTTGAAGCCCTCGGGTCATTCTGGCACCAATAACAGGTAAGACAGCATATGTGCCTACGTTAACCAATGTGGATAAATTATTTGATAACGTATTTATGGCATCTGATGCGGATTGAATGCCTGTTCTTAACGGACCATTTGCCGATTGACCCGCTTTAATGGCGAGCCCTTCAAACGCACTCGCTAAATTTTGTAAATCACCATTAAGATTATTGGTACGCTCTTTGGCTTGCTCATAGGCAGTTTCGGTACCCGTAAGTGCCTTAGTCAGCTCTCGAACCTTATCCGTATTTTTACTCAGTATCATGGCAGCATTAACATTTTCTCGACCGAATATTTTTGTTAACGCAGTTGTGCTGTAGTTTTTTTGTGCTAAGTTTTCCAATGCAGTTGTCATTCCAACCACTGATGGTTTGAGCTTTTTGTCAGTACTCGATTCTAAAATTAAAATCATGTTACGCAATGCCGTTCCTGCATCAGCGCCCTTAACTTCACGCTCTGCCAACGTTTGGATAACTGCATTCATTTCTTCAAAAGGGACTTTAGCTTGAGCGGCCGCAACACCTCCTTTTTTAATCGCCTCTGCAGTCTCATTAACTTCTGAAGCGCCATATCGAGAGCCTGCTGCAAGCACATTAATATAACGATCGGCATCCGATACTGATGCACCGAACTGATTAAGCGATAAGGCCAGTGTTCTAGTTGCATCTGGTAAGGTAGTACCTGAAGCTTGAGCAAGAATTAAGGAGCTTTTTGTTACATTAATCAGTCCTTCACTTGTTTTCATCAGCTCAGGCTTGGACGCTGCCATTAATTTAATAGCTTCTGCCGCCTGCATAGCACTGTATTGTGTTGTTCGCCCCATCTCTTGAGCTGCTTCATCAAATACTTTTAGCTGTTCACCCGCAGCACCAGTAATTGCCGCTAAATCAGAAAGCGCTTGTCCATATTGACGAGAAATACCTAAAATACTCCCGATAGAAAGACTCACCCCGCCTACCATCGCTAACGATCCCGCAACCTGCTTAACTGATGTACCAATAGAATGAAAGCTATCTGAAACATCTTTAGCATTTTGTTTTGCTTTTCTTGAGAAGCGCTCTGTTTCACGCCCTGCGTGATTCATCGCATCAGTGATATTACTGCGGAAACTAGCGTCATTCAGCAATAATCCAACACGTAAATCGGCTAAATTGGTGGCCATAGTTATCTTCCTATCATTTTCATTACGTCAGCACATTGCTGCTCAACTGATTTAGTGGTGCTTACGATTTTGGGGGAGTTTTCCGAAGCGGGGGTGCTCTCTGATGGCGGTATCACACTTGATTTTTCATGTTTGAGTGTGAAGTAAGCCTGCCAGCCCAATAAGGTATTGGCAGGCAAGTTAAGAACACGAAAGGGATCGATTTCCCCTAACTCTTCGCAAAGCTGATAAGCAAAATAGAGTAGAGGACTATCGGTTAGTTTTTTTTTGCCTCCTCTAGAGTGCCAATAGAGTGTTTTTTCACAATATCAATTGCTTCTATCAATATTGCGTTATCATGAACGTTAACCAGTTCTTCTGGTTTAGGTAATAATGATTTGTTTATCGGCTTGCCGTCATCATCAACGAGGCAATTGAGCAACATACTGACATTTTTTAGTGACGATTCGCGAAATTTCCCCTGACGATTTAAATCAGAGACATCCGTTTCAAGTTGCATCAGCTCATTGGCTGTCATACGACGAATATTCACTTTCACACCGCATAAGATTTCCACTTCAATAATCTGTGGCTTAGCGGTGAGTAAAGAGGCTTTTAATCCTTTCATTAATCATTTCCTTCTGTCGGTGGTGTCACTGTAGAGGTTCCCCAAACTAGGTTATTTTGTTTACCTTTTACGGTGATTTGAATAGCCTCGTTAGCAGGAGCTGAGACGTCATTTAATTCCCAGCCTGACAATGAAAGGATCATGGTTGCCGTACGTTTATTAGGAAGCTCACAATAGAACTGTACCGTTTCACGCTTTTCTGCTGCATTCAGGAATGCAACAAAATTTTCATTTTCTGGATCATCAATAAAGCCTAACGACTTTTCAGGCCCTTCTGGTAAGTCAGAAATAAATTGCTTGTTTTTATCAATTAAAACGGTGACATCAACAAAGCTACCTGATTGACCGGTGGCACCTAGTGACTTACAGTTAATGAGTGGCTTCATTTGCTCGGCGGTGTCACCCACTTTACCAAATTTAACAATAGTGCCTGCCGGTAGCATGGCGTATTCTGGCGATGTTTTTTGAACTGCCATAATTTAAGCTCCTAGAATAGGTTTATTTAAATTGTCTGAGTGCGTCTCTGATTTCAGAAACGAGAATTTTGAGTACCGCTTGTTTGTTGTAATCCAAAGCTGGGCGAATAAATGGATGGGCGATTTGCTTAATGGTGCCAAATTCCTGCGCTCTCGCTTTCATATAGTGTTTTTTGGTGGGTCCTACGGTAATTAAAACCGCTCCTTTTGTTTTTTTACTGCGTGAAGAGCGTATTTTTATGCTGTCACGCATATGTTCGCTTGCTACTGTTTCATCAAACCCTGCATGTGTTTTCATATCCTCTAAAACAGGCACCATAGCTGATTTTCCTGATTGACGGAGGATCTTAATTTGGACGTCTTTCTCTAATCGCTGTAATACCTCTCCTAATTCCCGTAATCCCTCAACTTTCATGGTGATGTTCATGATGCGTCCTCGGGATAGGTGATAATGAAATCACGATAAATACGATAAATTTTGCGATTTTCTGTTTGTTCGATCATGTCCTGCTGAAAGTTACCCCGCTGAACGGTTTGTATGGGATAATTTCCAATATAACCATGCACAACAGACTCCCATTCGCGACAAAGTTTAGATTCAAGCATCAGCGCTTTGGGATAATCATCAGGTATTTGAATAACGATTTGAAAACGGGCTTGAACAAGTGAGGTGTGGGCTAATCCAGCGTCTATCTTGGGGTCGCTAATTCGTTGATAGATAACCCCCTCTAATTTATCGGATGGGAGTTTTAACGGATAAGCTAACAACCCCGTAATACGTTCCAGATCAGCTTTAATATCAACTTCTATCATGTTGTATATTCGCCTCCGTGGTAATAATGGTTCTATCAGCCTGATTTCGGTCAACAGCGCGTACAGTAAATAGTCGCCCCTGATAGCCTACCAACCACCCCATATCAACATCAGAACGAGTGCGAATAGTGAAATGATAGGTTTCAATTACCTGATCTTGGTCTGCGGTACGGATCTTACGGTTCGACATCGATTCGGCTTTTGCCCATACCTCAGCCACTTTCTTTGAAACGACTTTTTCACTCCCTAAATCATCACGTTCTGTAACATAGTGAGAAAGGGAGATGCGTTTATTGAGTTCACCTGCCAGCATTATTTAATCCTCATCGGTGAAATACGATAATCACTCAATAAATCATAAAATCCTTGTGGTACTTTCTTTAATTCTCTTGTGTCATACCAAAAGCCGACAGCGAGCATTAATGCCAGTTTAATGATAGGAGTAATAATCAATCCCTCTTTATCTTCATCAGGAATATCAGTTTCATACAGATTACGATTTAAATAATTACTGGCTTTTTCCTTTGCTGCAGTCAAATACCCAAGTAATAGAGGATCTTCATCATCGATATCGATACGACACTGAAGGCGCAACTCTTCAATTGTAGGTAATTGCATGTATCCTCCTTAATCCTGCGACCTATCCCGATCGCAGGCACAAAAAAACCGCAATTAAGCGGTATACATGAAACTGAGATATATAAACTCAGATTATTTAGTGGCTCCAGCTTTCAGTAACTTCACAGCATTACTGTCAACCAACATAGAGCCAACACGTTTTGTTGTATAAAAATGCACAAACGGTTTGTTGGTGTATGGGTCACGTAACATACGAACACCAATACGATCAAGGATAGTGTAACAGCGGTTGAAGTTACCAAAAGCAATCGGCACAGCATCAGCAGAGACATCAGAAAATTGCTCATTTTCTGCAATGCCATACCCTAATAATGCAGAAGGTTGCCCTAATTGCAGACCGGGTTGCCACAAATAATTACCTTGAGCATCTTTCAGTGTGCGAACTTGGAATAATGTATTGTTATTCATCATAAATTTAGCACCTGTACGATAAACCTTTCGCATGGTGTAAATCAATTTCATGATTTCATCCGCCGTGATTTCTGTCGGTTTTTTCAATAACAAATGCTGTAACTTACCCCATTCACGCTCTTTGTCGCCTTTATCGTCACTGCCGTATGCCAACAGACCTTTAGGCTTTTTAATACCGTCACCGTGAGTAAATACCGCTTCTTCCTGCTCAGCAAATTCTGTGGCTAACTCACTGGTGATGAATTGCTCAACATTAAAAAAGGCATCATCAAGCATGGTTTGAGTGGCGGCAGGGTTACCGTAGATTTCCCCCCAGAACGGTTCAATAGAAGCGAGTTTTGATGTGTTAGTTTCAGGACGTTTGTCCACTTCACCCACCCATCCACTATTTGTGCCACCTTGATTAATCAGGCGTTTAAACTTCTCTGTGCCAACCGTAATCACATTACACTCTTGGCGCATAACCACTTCATCACGCAATGCCGTAATGATATTACGATCCAGTTCTTCGGGTACCGCATAACCGCCGTCAGGATCTGAACCGACCTGCATTGCTTTACGCTCTAATTCCGCAAGCCCATCATCGGTGCCTTTACGCACAAATAATTCAAACGCGGTTTTATGCTCAGAGACATCTTTATTCGTCACGTTACCATCTGGACGTTTTACCGAAGCGAGTTCAGCTTCTAAATTGCTTTTTAATTCATCCAGCTCTGATAATTTGCCATTTAAGGTATCAACCGTTTCTGATAACTTACTTTTTTCAGCTTCAATCGCATCGATACGTTTATCATTCGATTTTTTAAATTCGTCAAACTGACCTTTTAATTCCTGCGCAACTTCACTGACGTCTTTATGATCAATAGCCATAATTTTTCCTTTATTATTTAAAAATAGATTTCAATGTTTCTAATGCTTCTTGCTCAACATCACGCAGAGAAAGTGCATCATAGCCTTTGGCCATAAAAGCCTTGGCTTGTGTTCGCGAAAGCCCAACATCGCGCAGGACTCGCTCAATACTTTTTTGTGTGGGTAATTCACCACGAGCAAATGCCGACTTCACATCACTGACTCGCGCTTCATCATTGGAAGGAAATGTCACTAAGCTGACTTCCCATAAGTCGATTTCTTTCAGCAGAAAAGCATCTTTACTGCGGTCATATTCATAATCTTTAAGAATGTAACCAATAGAAAGACCCGAGAGTGATCCGGCTTTCATATGAGCATGTGCTCGTTTAGATAAAGGGTCGTCATCAATTAATAGGCGCCCTTTCACATAAAGCCCAGTACTGTCCTCTCTCATCTCGGTATAAATACCAATAGGCTCGGCCATTTGGTGTTGCCAAAGTAAGGCAGGTAATGCACCTTTTTCTTTCCACTGACTCAGGGAATTAAGAAAAGCCCCCGGCATCACAATATCGGCATAACTGTCTTTTACCCCGAAAACGGAGCCGTAGCCTTCAAACTCGCCAGAATCACTAACAGACTTAATTTTCAATGGCACATCAAGCCGTTGTTTGGTCATCATCGGCATGCGTTTTCTCCTCTTGTTTTTGGGTTTCTGGTTTAGTGGTCATGTTCATCGGTGTGAGATAAATATCACCCCCCTTACGAGGATTTAACTCTTCGAGTTCACGACATTCATTAGGCGAATAAATCCCCCAGTTTATGCCTGTTGAGTAGGCTTCAAATCGCGATTTCATATCACCACGTAATAAAGCACCAGTATTAAATTTGGCATAAAAAGTCCCTTGCTTACTGTCTTTTACTAGCCCTGCATTAATGCGTTGCTCTATACGAATAAGGTAAGGAACGAGTGAGTAATTAATAAAACCAATACCCAAGTTTTCAATGTTATTGAATGTGGCACGATCGGTGTTTTGCACCATATGAAGAGGAACGCGAAAAATACGGCAAATTTCCTCTAACTGAAACTTTCGTGTTTCAAGAAATTGCGCATCTTCAGCCGATAAACTGATTTGTTGCCACTTCAACCCCATTTCTAAAATCATCGGTTTATGTGCATTGGCTAACCCTTGGTGCCGTTCACCGAAGTCAGATTTCAGTCTTTCGTAAGCATCATCTTTTAGATATTGATCCGTTTGTAATACACCACTTGTCACAGCACCGTTTCCAAATAAACGCGAACCATGCTCTTCAGTGGCTAATCCTAAACCAATGGCTTGACGTGCATAGGCGATCGGACTTAATCCCACTAAACCATCAAGAGTAAAAATCCGTACATGCCAGATTTCTTGCTGTGTCAGTGTTTCACTTTTACCATTTGGAAATGTCACCTGATACTCAGGCTCCCATTGGCTATTTAATTTCGGCGTGACACAACTAGGATCGAGAGGCAGTAATTCAACCACTTCGCCTAAGGCGTACACCTTATAAGCATAAAAATTTCCCCTTAAACACAAACAGGCAATTAATAACTCCCAAAGCTCTTGAGGTGTCATGTAATTATTGGGCTTAACCGCCAGTAATTTGTGTAACCGTTCTTTGGTGGCGCGTTTATTTCCTCTTTCTAATTGTTCATATAATGAGCATGGCAACATTCCTACCGATTCTGCAAGAACACGAATACAACTAAATACAGAAGTCAGTTGCATAGCGAGTTGTGTACTCACTCTTCGACCAGAATAAGTGTCATAAGACAATCCAATTAACTCACTCAGTTCTGATGAGGTCATCTCTTTCTGAGATTTCTGAAATAACCCAGGGAAAAACATTATTCCTCCTTGTTATTTCTAGGTTGTCCAATCGCTCTTGAAACAAGGTATGACCATAAAAGGCACAGTAAACCCGCACAAATATACCCTATCGGTGGATAGATTAACCAAGCGCCCCATGACAACAAAAAGGCACCCGCAATCCCAACCAATAAGGCTGTTATTGTTAAAAATTTCATTAAATTTCCTTAGAGAGAGCGTAAGCCTCGAGAAGCGAGGACATCAGAGAGGTTTTGTTCCTGATCTCCACCATTTACCAATAATCGACTCATGCCTGTAAATAGTGCAACAGGGCCGTCAATTTTTGCCTCGGGTGTAGATTTATTAGGGAAAATATTGTCGTTTTTGTCCGGTTTAACCGTAACGTTCGACATCATCCAGTTCATAACAGGGTGTTGACTATGATGAAACTTACCTGCATAAACCAGTGCTTCAATCTCTTTCATGGATTCGGAAAAGTTACGAACCGTTTGAGCAACCTCAACAAGAGGTAGCCCTTCTTCAGCGAGTGACAAACTAAATTGTGTCGCACTCCACGGGTCAAAACCCAGTTCGTTTAAGTTCTCACCCGTCACCCATTCAATAATTTCTTCTTTAATTTGAGCATGATCGACAACTTCACCATCAGTTAATGTGAGATATCCCATATCAGCCCATTTACGGTAAAGCTCCGCCATTTGTTTAGAACAACGCTCAAGCCGGTCTTCAGGTAACCAAAACTTAAAATCAGCATGAACATGACCGTTATCGGGCTGTTTCCAGACCTTGGCGGCCGCACAAATATCAATTTTATTGGCAAGGTCAACACCGACCCATAACGGATAAGTTTGTAATTCTTGTTTAGGGGCTAATTGAGGCGCATCATCCCACTTCATCATATCCATCCATGAAGATTCAGCCGTAACCCAAATATTCATGTGTTTAGTGAAGAAGTTAATCCGTGCCGAAACCTGCTCTTTGGCTTTCTTGGCTAAACGGCGTAAATCATCCCAACGCTTACAAACCCCCAGCCCCGGATTCGCTTTTTGCCACACGGTTTCATCAAAGGGATCATCGTCTTTATCTAAGGTATAAATAATGGCGAAAAACGAGTCATCATCCACTTGGCCACGAAGTACTTTAATACCGTAATCCCGTAATTCGTAACAAATCCCCTCTTTATTAAACCCCGCCGTGGTGATCCCAAAAAGAAGAGACTGCAGACGCGCACCGGTAGCAGTTTCTAATACATCCCACACATCACGAGTTTTGTGTGCATGCAGTTCATCAACAATGCCACAGTGAATATTTAAACCATCAAGGTTGTTGGCATCACTGGAAAGCGGTTCAAACTTAGAGGCAGTTCTTTCTTGATAAATAGCGAGTTTATTAAACTCAAATAAACGTCCCAATGTCTCTTTGGACTTTTTAAGCATGTTCTTCGCATCTTCAAATACGATACGAGCCTGATCACGTGTCGTTGCTGCAGAGTAAACTTCAGCACCGCCTTCACCATCAGCACCGGTCATATACAGCCCAATACCTGATGACAATGTGGATTTTGCATTTTTACGTGCAACTTCGTTATAAGCTGTGCGAAAACGACGAACAAAGACAATATCACCGTCTTCATCCACAACTTCTTTGCCCGTTTGTTCATCAATTAACGGAATAACAAAGCCAAAAATATTAATTAAGATAAAAACATGCCAAGGCATTAAATCAATGGGCTTACCGGCTAATGCTCCTTTGACATGAGGAATAAAACTGTAAAAATCGAGTATGTGCTGTGCGCGATCTTCAATGAAATAGATGCCACGCTCAGGCCCATGCTCTAAATCATTCAAAAACCGTTGGCACGCTAAACGTACCAGTTCGCACGCAACAATTTCTCCAGTCACCACCTGTTCGGCGTACTGAATTCCATCTGCTACGATTGCCATTCATCATTTGCGCTTTTTCAAAAATGCCTCGAAAGGATCTTCTTCGGCGGGAGTGTTCATCGTGACTTTTGCTCGAGAAGCAGGAGTAATACCAAATTCTGACATCATTTTACAAATGTTATTAAATGCTCTATCCCTCATCGCTACTTGTGGATGCGCTCGAATAATAATATCACCTGTACTTGTCGTAGTTTTATAAGACTCACCAACTTCAGCAATCACATCTCGATGATGGCGCCATTCAACATATGCTCCAATCATTAATTCCAAGGCCATTCCATCAAGGTGAGTAATTACGCCAACTTGATCTAACTCCTCAGCCATACGCTTAAACCAATATTTTTCTTGTTTAGAAAAATGCTTCGGAGTTGGGGGTACCCCTTTGGGAGGTTTTGGTTCTTTTTTATTAATCGGTCGTTTTGATGGGTTCCCCCTAACTAAACGTAGGTGTGTTGGGGTTTTAGGTGGTCCAGACATGATAGTTTTCTCCTATTAAATATCACTTTGGGGTTCCCAAAAAAAGTTTTCTAACCTGCGGTGATGTGAAAAGAGGTAAGGGGGCGGTCCTATAAGGCAAGAGTGGTAGGGATTTGACCCGCCCCTCCCCTATGAGGAATGGTACTGTTATCCTTGACCAATATTACCTTTCATCTGCTGTTCGGCACCGATATAGCCCACAGCAAGCAATGCTTCACCATCAGGATATTCCGCAAGCAACTTGTTTATTTCAGCAATACAATGTTCAACCTTAGCTCTGCTTTGTTCTGGTAGTTCAGCAACTATTCCTTTAAACATAAGTAAGGTTTGTTCATCTTGCGTCATAACGTTCTCTCCTTTGCTGTCTTAGCTCTGTGACAAGGCCAGCATAAGCTTTGCAAGTTATCTTCTGCATCGGTACCCTCATGTGCCTTAGCAATGATATGGTCAACCGTTTTCGCTTCGGTGGCTCGCCCTGTCCTTAAGCATTCTTGACAGAGATACTTATCACGCTTGAGTATACGTACTCGCAGTTTATCCCACTTGGTACCATAACCACGTTGATGACGAGACTTACCGCGCTGGTGGGCTTCCCATCCTAGGTTTTGATGGTCTTCACAGTAACCGTTACGTTCTGTTGTTGTCTTGGCGCATCCCTGTTTACGACATGCGCGAGGTATGCGAGGTGGCATGTTATCTCCTATAACCTAAAGAGGAGAATAATCCCCTTTGATTTTAAAGGCGGGATTTCTCACCTTCACTTCTGACTGCACCATGTTCGATTAATAGCGTCAGACCATGCCTGTTGATCTGCCTGTCTTAATCTAGTGAGTTCAGCTATAGCAACATCTTGTTGATTGGCTTTCATGCGGAGATCAATCAATTGAGCCTTGATGTCCTGCTCTAACTTATTGCTGACAAGCACCCCACTGAATACAGCGTCACCTGAAGTACAGCACTTAAGTTTTGCTCCATCAATAACAGCATCTTTTATAAAGTAATTACCCGAACCAGAAATAAAGAAATCGTTGCGTTGTTCTGGTTTAATGCTGACCTTAATACCTACATCTTGCATCAGTTGCTTAATACGAGTGAGTTGCTCTTCTAACTTATCTAGGCCTGACGTATCTACTGAGACTTTTAATTGAATGGTATTTTCTGACATGATCCTCTCCAATAAAAAAGCCACCAGCGATTAACTGATGGCTACCTAAATAAACTCTATTAACGTCACTCAATGAGTGAGGTTTGTAAAAATAAATGATTTTATTTGATGAAGCGTATCTCCGATGGATTAACTTCTACTACTCGCCCGTTATCTAACTCAACGATAGCCTGTTCAGCAACATATGGTTCATTGGCATTATCTAACATCTTTATAGGCGCATACTTAATAAAGTTACCTTCAGGTTTATCATGTAGACTCATAACCGTACAGCGTCTTTTTTCTTCTGACATTACAAGAATCTCCAAAATTTTATTGCTAGTTCCTATAGTATTAGCAAAAATATTAAACTATAAGTTTTATATCTATGAAGCTCATCATAAAAAAGAAAAGACAATGATATTTTTTATTACCAGTTACTTAATCGGTTTACCCATACTGATAGCCCATTCATCATATTCCGTGAATTGGTGAACAAAGCAAGCTAAATCCAATAACCAATTAGGATCGTAATCTCGCGTTATTTGCTCTTTAGTGAGTCGTTTGAATACTGCCATTAATGCACACACTCCTGCCTAATGTAATCTTGTAATCCTAATATCATTTGCTCTGACTGTGTAATTCGCTCTCTGAGTAACCAATAATTTCTGATAGCGGTGTCAGTAGGTCGGGCGGTGGTTGCATCATCCATGCTGGCGGTGGAAGTGGTGGTGCTTTTTGGACACTCGGCTTTGATGTACACCCTGTCAGGATTACGCTCAGCACTAACGCGCAACCTATCAATTTCATTCTTTGCACTGGCTAACTCCTGTGAGTGACGAATATCGAGCTGGTTTAATCGAATGATGCGAGCTTGGTGGTCTTTGTTAATTTCGACTTGCTGGGATAGTTGACTAGTTAATTCAGCATTTGAGGCTTTCAGTTTATCTATCTTATTCCCTTGCCAAGTCATACCGACGCTCACCATCAAAATAACGCCCATGGACACTATTGTTTCGCCTAGATTCATAGCAACAACCAAGCACCTTCAAATACTTTTGGGCTGTAAGGCTGATACCCAAGCTCAACGCCAACAATCGCTGTGGCCAATGCAATAGCAACCGGTTTAGATGAAACGTTAATAGGTTCATTTACACTAACGCCGATATCTTTTGCGGCACGATTAATGTAGCCAGTAGTGTTGTTTTCATTTGGTGGCGCATACCGATCGATAATCGACTCGACAGTGTTTAGTTCGTATTTGTTTTGGTATGTTTGCAGTAACTTATAAATTGCACGAATACCATATTCAGGTGATATGAATTGGCAGAAGCTCGGATCTGTTTGCTGTGCTGATAGTCCTTGCCATTTTGAACCGTGCCGAATATTGCCCGGGTTGTTATTGCGCTCACCGCGTGCTGGTCTGGTCATTTCTTACCCCCTGTAAACTTATCCCAGAAGAAGTCCAATGCTAAAGAGCCAGCGGAACCACATAAGCCAGCCGTAAATAACGTGTAGTAGAATGAGGCATTAAGCTCTATCGATATAAGACCGCCCATCATTCCAGCAAAGCCAGATACGAACATTTGCATAATTGCTCCTACCCAACTCCACCGATAACCGTTACGTTTATTGTCAATAATGTATCTAGCCAATCCGCCGTATAGGGATATAGCGAATATGACACCCCATGCGGTGGCACTGAATTTGTCTTTCTCGTCCATTCGTGTCATACCGCCTCCTTTCTGGAGGAATTAGTTAATAGAACGCCGACTCACAGCTCTTGTGTGAACGTGAGGTGTTGTGATTGATTCTGTGGTCGGCATATACGAAAAAACCCCACCAAATGGCAGGGTTTTCTTGGAATGATCATAAGTTGATCATTTTATTGATCTTTTTTTACTCAGTCAGATATAATGACCGAATATCTTGTGTTCTTGTGGAAGGGAACGCACTAGATGTAGAACCGCCTCTATGTAGTATCGAGCTACAAAAAGGTATAACACAACTATAAGGTGTTACATATGATCACTTTCTTAGTCTAATTTACATGGTGATCTGTGTAAAGACCTGTTATTTATACAGGAGTTTTTATGTCATTTATCCATGCCAGAGAACATGCAGATCATGGTGATGTTATCTCTGTACAATGCAGCCATCAGATTAATGTAATTGTTATGGATGATACTCAATTCAATAACTATAAGAATGGACGACAAGCAAAATATTACGGAGGTTTTTATAAAAGATTTCCAGCTAATATTACAGTCCCTCATAATGGTTACTGGAATGTAGTACTAGCATTACCAGCAGGACACCGCGCTAATATCAGGTACTCAATCAACATCCTGAGATAATTGTAACTCTGCTTTGGCTTGAACTAAGGCACTCTCAAGGGCGGTGATGATTTTCTTCTGTGTCCCGTCCTTTATATACCCTCTCGATGCCATTCCTTCTTTTTTACTATCATCACGATACCAAATGACGCTACCTGCATTTTCAATAATGACCTTCATGACTACCTCTCTTATACGAAAAAAGACCGCCTAAGCGATCTTCAAAATGAGTTGTTCGGAATAGCCGAACATGTGAACTATCCGGAATAACCGGATAGTTGAACCTGTAAGAATTACTTACAAGTTAGCGCTTTTATTTCTTGTTCGGTTTGTTCAAATCGCTCTCTCTCAAGCTCCACACCTAAAACCTTTCGATTAAGCTTTAGTGCTGCTTTCAGTGTTGCACCCGATCCCATAAAAAAATCAGCAACTAGCTCCCCTTCGCGACTACTTGAGCGAATAATGTGTTCCATCATGGCTGATGGTTTCTCGCAAGGGTGTTTACCGGGATAATACTGAACAGGTGGATAATCCCACACATCGGTGTAAGGCACATCTGCAGTTACAAAGAATGGTCGTCTTAGTAACCCATATTCTTTTATTAATTCTTGGTAGTCTTTTTGTAATGTAACCTGCTCACGCTCTAACTCGGTAAACTGGCGGGATAACGGTGATAGTTTTTCGTGTTTATCAGCAATGTGTGTAAACAGTGTTTGTAACTTTTTATAGTCTTCCTCGCTAGGTAATTGCCACTGACTATTGCTGAACCAATGACTGCACATTTGCTTACCTGTTGCTTGGTCTATTTCTTTTGCACTCACCTGCAGTGCTAAACGAGCATTTCTAAAATAATCAATCAATGGCTTAAATACATTTTGCTTTAGCTCTTTACATTTTAACGAAAACTCAGAACCTTTAGCTGTGACTGGTTTTTGATAATGTTCAGCAAAAAGTATTCGTTCTGTTGAAGGAAAAAAGGCGCGCAGGCTTTCTTTATTTTGCCGTTTCCATGGTCCTGATGGTTTAGCCCAAATAATATGACTTAATACATTAAATCGCCCGCGAACAAGCAGTTCAGTATCTGACGCCAACTTAGAACCACAGAATAAATACAAACTGCCATTGGGTTTTAATACCCGCCAGAATTCAGCTAATACCTCATCAAGCCAAGACAGATACGACTCAACATTATCCCACTGATTATCCCATGCGCACGACTTCACTCTGAAATACGGTGGATCCGTAGCGATTAAATCAATACTGTTATCAGGTAGTGCTTTTAATACAGATAGTGCGTCGTCATTAAATAGTTGCATCAGAAGTCCTTTTCTACGCAATAAAAAAGCCGATGACAGTTAAGCCACCAGCTTTTCTTTTTTATTATTAAATATTTTTTTGGAAAAAACCGTTCCCCAATTCCCGTAATAACCCAGCCATTACAAATTGAGTTATCAAAAACCCGCATTTTGGCACAGAAAACCCTGTTTCCCAAAACATGAACTGAGCTGTAATTAACTTATCTTCAGGAATTTTATCAAAAAACACCCTTGCTTCATCTGTCATATCACACTGTTTTAACATGATATTTTATACCTTTGGTTAGTTATTGTGCATAACTACACATGTAACTCTGACCAAAGAGAACAGCAAGTCTTATCTACTAATTGCCAATAAAAAACCCCGCATAAGCGAGGTCTTGTTAGATAAGAGGTGTAACACAGAATCCACCCTTATCACAATATATTGTGTTTTGTAATTACGCAAGCATATAAATATGGTCTTTTTGAATTATTTTATCCATATCTAGTTTCACATTAGAAACCGATAAACAGCCATCAATAAAACCTTCTGCAGTTTGTAATCGTTTAGCCACTTCATTGTGTGATATACCCAGCCTTGTTGCCATTGAGCGTAAAGGGTAGTTTTTGACGTAATACATAATAACAAGCTGGAATAAATAGCTATTACTTTTTCTAAGGTGCAAAACAGCCTTATTTATTTTTAACCCATCGGAATCTGAACATTCATCTCTAGAACGTCTAGAGCTAGGAACTAACCCCTTAAACCCTGCAGCTATTGATGAGTAATCCACACTATTACCCTCATTCGCTGACCACGCCCCCCAGCGTGATAAAACTTCCTGCATATCTCTCATGCCTAATACTCCTCGTGCCGTACACACGTTAAATAAATGCACCGATACCTAAAGAACGGTTTAAAAAATGAAATAACAATTCGAGTTGATTGCCGTGAGTGGCTTCCCATTGTTTGGGGCCTCGATGTAACTCGTCATGGTGAATGCGACATAATGGAATAGTAAATAAGTCGTGAACCTTCGTCCCCATACCGCCCATGCCATGACCTATGATGTGATGCGGATCATCAGCCTGTTGCCCACACACGCAACACGGTTGAGTTTTTACCCATTGCAACCATTTGGTATTTTCCCAACGTTGCATTTTAGGTTTCAGCAGAAATGAGGCTGGTGGCTCCGGATCGACAGCAACTTTAATAACCGGTTTTATCGCCTCTAAACGCCCGCTCATTGCAGATAATGCTGATATTTCATTTGGAACAATATCAGCCTCAGGAAATCCGCCGTGTACTCTGCGTTCTTTGGGTTTATCTGGCCAGTCCAACACTCTCCGCAATATGACATCAGGTAATTCATCGATAACGTTATGCATAACAGCAAAGGTGAAAAAATCAGGTATCGTCAGCTGGTGGCCACAATCTAATCTCAAACGAAAACGAATAGTATCTAACATCCAATCAATACGATTTTTATGAGCCAGCTCAGCAACCCACCCTGCTGATGAGTTTCGAATATGATTATCGTGATACCAACAAGTGCGGATCACACCCGCTTCATGAAATGTGGTCACCAATTCATGATGATGATAGTTATCTGCATCGTTATTAATCTGACAACAATGAATATGATGAGCGACCCACGTATCCATCGGTGAAACTTTATCTATGGTGTGGATCACCTTTTTGCTATTGAGAAATTGAACAATGTGCTTATTATTTAAAATCGGCTGTTCATCACCGGTTAATGCGCCTGAGGGCAATACATCTAAACTCTGCGGTACATCACTGATAATCACTCGGTGGTGCTTTTTAAATTGCTCGAGTAATTCAGCGCCTGGTTTAAGTAATACAACGCCCAGTTCTTTTTGAATATACGGCGTTAACAGTAACTTCATGCGCTCACCTGTTTATTCAACATCACCATACGGATCAACTCATCCGTTTTACTCTCAAAGAAGTGCGGTTGGGTTTCACGAGGATTATTAGGGCTCGTCATATTCTTCCCAAACTGACAACCTCTAGCCGTAACAGACCAAAACTCTTTCGTTTTGCTAGCAGTTTTCGTGCTTGGGCGTGATAGACGTTCAACAATGCCTAGTTCGGCTAATCGCTTATAGGCTTGCTGTGCTGAAATAGGTAGGTTGTGTTTGTTGATCAGTGTTGATAATGCAACTGTTGGACGACTGGAGCCATCCATAGATCCACTTGGTGCATCAATCGCATATACAGGGGCTAATTCAGGTAATCCTGCCATGGCCTGTAATTTTTGATAAGCGCCTAGCTTTGATGAATTCGAAAAATTTAAACTTTTAGACATCGACTCCAGTAGTATCACACCCGCTTGAACCTTATCACTGAGTTTCTCCTGGTGCTGTTGTGACACTAAAGCATCAAAGGTGCGGATCACTTTTAAATGAAAAGAAGCGCTGATCCACATTGCATAGGCATACACTAATTCTTTGCAAACATACGTCCCTTGGTTATATCCACCAGCGACAGTGGCAATAGGCGCTCCTGTGATCTCAGGAGCGGTCGAAATTTCATCAATTAACTCTTTCGTTTGAGCCAATGAACTCCAGTTCGATGGTTGGTGTCGTTTTTCACCACCTGACACTCGATGTAAATCATTTAAACAATAGCGACCGGCTACATCTCTACGAACCTGAAAACCATCAATAACAATTAATCCATTCATGCTATTTCTCTCCACGTTTTATTCGTGACCGTACATCACGCTGTTACTATGCTGACGAATGGTTATTTCAAGCTTCCCGCCTTTAATAACGTCCATCCATTCAACATCCATTTTTTTAATCTGTTTATCATCCACCCATACACCGGCATGAGTAAGGGCATCAAAAGGTGCTTTTAGAAAGTTATCGATATCTCTGGCTTGTTTAGTCGGCGGATATAATTTCACTAAAACAAACACATTACTTTCAATAGCCTTAGGTCTACGCTTTAATTGTTCATAGACTGCTGCAATCGCATTTGCTCTAAAGACTCGTCCTTTTGCACTGACTAAGGTTCCTCTCTTTGTGTTTCGCCAATACGAGTTAACGCTTGGTGGAAATGGCAATGTGAGCATAAGTTCAGGCATAAGTCCCCCACACTCCAATTAGCAATGTCACTACAAACCAAAACCCAACGAACAGAATATATTTAGTTAGCATTAGTGATTACCTCTTACTGTTCTGACTAATGAGTCATAAGGCTCTGTTGGCAATTTACCCATGAGATCAAAATTAGAGGTGGCATGTTTTACCCATTTGATTGTGGGTAATGCGCGCTTTTTGGCCTTTTGTGTTTTCAGTTTTTGCAAGTAAGCCGATTCACCTAGTTTGCGCTCTTCAATTATCGCTTGGTAAATGCGCTCTGCCTCATTGGTCACAATGTAACGTACAGGGCGATCTTCATTGCCTACTCGTACTAATGCACCTAATCCATTCAGGTATGACAATGCTCTCGATGAGCTAGATAGAGCTATGCCTAAATCACGACTCACAATATGGCGATCAATCTTGTCACCCTCTTTATATTGGTTCAGTATTTGCTCTGTCGTTTTCATGCAACACCTCTCAAAACTAGCCACTTAGCTTGCTCAATAAATGTTTTACCAATTTGCTCTAATTCATCACGATGAATGTAACCCATGGGTTTACCATTCCACGTTTTATCAAACACCACGATAGCACCAGCAAAAAATGCCCCCGTTGGCACTTGATTTTCATCTGCAGGAACAAACCACTCAGGAACATCAAAACCAATTCGACCGCGAATAAAACAAATATGATCCGCTTCTTCACACCACCATGTTTCGCTTGTAGCCACTTTCAACAAGAATACATATCGACCACCTTTTTCACGCATCGCTAATGCATGATTCATGATGTGTCTAAGACCAGTGACAGCCTGTTTTTCATGATATGAACTACGTGAATAAGGTGGATTAGCGAAAGCAGAACCACCAAGTTCTTTGAGTTTTTCAGCCCAGTCTTGAGTGAGTGCATTATCCTCTACGGTGTAAAAATGAGGGCACTTGCTGTTTTGTGCATCAGTAAAGAGATCTAGTGTGAAAGGTCCATAGAGAGAATTGATACCCCAATATAAATTTTCAGGTGTGCGCCACTGATCGCCAATTTCTTTTAGTTTATGAGTGGGTTGACTTTTTAATGCCTGTAATTTCAGTGCGTAATCAATCATCACTTAGCCTCCAGTGCAACTTGTTCTGTCGCCTGTTTCCAGATACCACGGAATGAAGCTAAACCAGCAACTTCACTCATACGGCCAAGACCATTTTTCTTTGCTTGCTCGACTGCTAATGCTTGAATACGATTTTCAGGTTTCCAGCCTGAGGTAAACATTTTTCTAAAAGTTTCATCACGTTCAACCGTGTTAATTTCCACTGAAACTTCTCCAGGCTTTAACCAACGACCATTCACACATTCAGGACGCCCTGCATCACGCCATTTGATCGCCTTATCTTGGTATTCAATACAGTTTTCAGGAACAAATAATGTTTTAGGGCGTAAGTAATCACGCATCTTGGGATCTTTTTGCCATTTAGCTGTCAGGTAATCCGTAATTAATATCAAGTCTTCAGAGGTAAATCCTTCTGCTAATCGCGCCTTGATATGCCCTGTCGTTGTTTTTCCTTCACGATATTTGGAATTTGTCACCTTGTTGAAATAATCCAAAATTAATTTTTCAGGAGCGTTGTCGGGTTCAGTAGGAACCTGACAAGAAGAGTTAGTCTCTGTTGTACTCTCTGAAGTAATCTCTGTTGTATTCTCTGTAAGATCAGGCCATTTTGACCCGTTCAGAACAGCGCATTTTGAACCGTTTGACGGTTTCAATTTGCGCTTATCGATAAGGTCATTTTGAACTGCTCGATTAGATGTATTATCACTGTTCGATAAGGTCATATTGACCCCATCAGTTAGCAGATGGTGATCGTAGTTAATCGCATAATAATTAGTACGGTCATGGTTCGATTTATTGATTTGCTCAATGCGTAAAACACCCTGCTTTTTCAAATTAGTAAAAGCACGTTTAATCGTTGATTCAGAGAAAAAAGGAAATTGATTCTTCCACTCTTCAACTGTGTTATAAATCCAGCGTGAGCCGTCATATTCAACACCTGAAGTAGTTTCAGTTAGCCAATATTGAATTTGCTGTAACAGCATCGCCTCATTTAAACCAAGACGTACCGCTAATTCAGGAATAACGACTAAAGGGCGACTTTTTAGTAATAATAAACTCATCTTGCCACCTCATTACTTAATACGTGTGTACTTCTCTTTAAAACGCTGTACAGGTTCACACTGTGGGTCGTCACAACCATCAAGCATAAAAATAACGCGCTGTTTTTCTCTGTCATAACGAACAACATGAACAACGATACCTCGGTGATTTTTATAGTAGCGATCAAGTTGGTTTGGGTTCTCATTGTTCATTGCCTCGTCCTCAGCCCATTCTTTGAATTAAAATCATCTACCAGCCAACGCATAAATTGGTAGTTGGTTTCTTGGTAGCCATTTGGTACCTTAATTTCATAGACAAAACGGCCATCACGTATTGAAGCTCGCACTTGCGTGCGACATGCTAAGTTTGATAATCTACTCATGCTAATTTCTCTTCACACAATTGAAATTTGCAACCGAAGCCAGAGGCCGTACACCTTTGGCTTCACCCTTTCTAAAGCCCATCATTATTTTTTCTTCCGATGTAATGAGATAAATGCATTAACAAATGCGCGACCACTTGCTATTACACGATCTAGCATTACGTTAAGTTGTTTTTCTTCTTCACTATCTACAACGCCATCTTCCAAGCTTTTTTCTAAAAAAATTGCCAGCTCACCTTGTTTTGAACCAACCTTGCTATGTAGGCGAAACAATTCAGGCTCATCTAGCTCGTCAGGCTTAATGCGTTCCACCAGCAACATTCCAGACTCACGAGCAATGAATTCAGTGAATAACACGGTTTTTGAGATATCTTGCATCGCTAATAACTCGTTTAAATCAAACGAACGACAACCGTTTTTTTCGTAAAGTTTGTTATTGAATGAAGTCAGAGATAAACCCAATGCCCCAGCCATCGCTTCACGCCCACCAGCTGTTGCCTCACACATTTCTTTCACAACTTGTTTTATTGATTGGTTACTCATAAATACCTCTCTTTATTAAAACCACAGCCATTGGCAAAAAGTCTTGCGTGGCATCACGTAATACTTCCCTGGGTTGTTCCGGTAAAACCGTTTGGCTTTTAGCTCATGAAGCTTCATCCAGCGCTTACGTTTTGCTAATATTCGTGGGCTAATACACTCGCTAAACATTATCCCTAGTGGGATCATCACTAAGGACGCAAATAACATACCGATAAGGGATGACTTAACATGCTCGATATCTTCTTGGGTCACTTGGTCTCGTTTCTCAAAACCAGCCTCAGTCTTATTACTTTCTTTTGGGCTATTTTTTCCTTTTTCTTGGGAACTTGGCTTGGTCATTCCCTCGCTCGCAGAAGAGACAAAAGAAAGGAATTCAATGCCATTGCAGATCCGTTGTTCTTGCTTCTTGATAAATTCCTCGACGATTGTAAAGACGGGAAAAGAGACATGCCTCGCATCACTCGTGACGACTTCAGAGCCTTGCGCCCTCACTTGACCACAAGACAATGCAACAACTATAACCATGCCGTAGACAGCTTTTTTGATACTCTTAAAAGCAATGAGCTTTATGAGAACGATTGGATTTATCCTGTTATTAGGAACCCTGCAGAGATGATCCCCAATATCAATAACCTTATGGTTTTTATTAAACGACGTTAATTTTATTGAGTGATTCATTTCCTACCCTTGTTAATGATTTTTTGTAGTTACAAATTAAAAAAATAAGAAGTAGTTTATTTGTGATTGCTAAATTTCTTCGGATATAAAATCTGCATCTCTGTTAATTCACCGTTGAAAAAAGCAACTAATCGCTCAGCAACTTCTAACGAAGTTTTTTGAGCGCCTCTTTCAATACGGCTAAGATTTCCTACATCAATTTGAACTGCTTCGGCAACTTTACTCAACGTAAGATTTTGCTTAATTCGCAATAACCTTAATGGTGTTTGCATAGAACCCCCTAAATTTGCGTTTTAAGCATAATATAACATCAATTCAATTTGCGCAATTTACTTTGCAAATAACGCAAAAAGGATTTGTAATTACGGCATGGAAATAGGAAAAAAAATCAGATCAATCCGTTTAAAACGGAACATGACAATTGCTGAACTGGCTAACGCTATTGATAGCGACCCAGGCAACGTGTCTCGTCTTGAAACTGGTAAACAAAAATCATTTACCGAGCAACAATTAAAGAAAATTGCTAACGCACTATCAATATCTTTACTTGATTTATTTTCAGATGAGGATAATCATACTGTATATAAACACAGTAATTTGAATCATGACGAAATGAACGAGGATCTTTATAAAGTGCAACTACTTGATATTAGTGCGAGTGCAGGACCAGGTTGCGTGAGAACAAGTGATGTCATAGATGTCATTCATTCCATTGAATATGATACAGAACAAGCCAAATTACTATTCGGTTCTCGGCCCGCGAACTCAGTAAAAGTTATTAACGTTCGTGGTGACAGCATGTCTGGCACAATAGAGCCAGGCGATATTATTTTTGTTGATATATCAATAGATTATATTGATGGCGATGGTATTTATGTGTTTTCTTTTGATGGAAATATACACGTAAAACGCCTACAAATAGTTCCAGATGAAATAATTGTTCTCTCAGACAACCCCAAATATACACAATGGAAAATCAACAGCACAAATGAACATAGATTTTGTGTGCACGGGAAAGTTTTGATTAGCCAGAGCCTCGAATATAGGCGTCACGCTTAGTAAAAACAGCATTTGTATCAAAGCCTGAGCTTATTTCGGGCTTTTTTTTATTTGTTAATTTGTAAATATCGCAAATTAATATTGCGTAAAATGCAAAATTGAATTATTGTTACCTCAGAAGCAAGTTTAGACGCGAGGGAAATACTCATGACAACTGAACCAATAATCATAGCGCCAAATGGTTTCACTAATGAAGATATCGCAAAGTGGATGAGGTGCAAGTTGCAGTGCATAGATTACCTCCCTGTTTTACACGGTAAGCGAGAAAGACTAATGAGCGATGTAAAAAAGCTAGATGCCGAAATAGCAGAGTACATCAGTAAAAGCGCTATTCAGATACAAAGTAAATGATTTTTATGTGTGAAGAGAACGTGTGAAGAGAAACAATGGCTGACTGAGTCTTTTACCATTAAAAGGGGTTGTGGTGATAATGTTCTGCTCAGTCAGCCATTTTTATAAAGTTAGTTTTATAACCAAAGAGCGTGGGCGTGAAAAAAAGTAACCCGCAGTCAGCTAGAAATCCGAATCCCAATCGGGCTGATGCAACCACGGGTGGTCCGCTCTTTTTGATTATGACTCTAACAATAAGCAAGGGTACTGGCATTATTTGTGAAATGTCTTATCAGGATTATGTCAACTCGCTAGTGCCCTTTCTTATTGTGTGAAGTGAATAAACCGTGTGAGGAGAAATTAACATGTCACGCCCTTCGTTAAAAAATGTAATTGTGTATAAAGCACAACTACCAAGTGCAGAAGCGATGTCCGATCACCTAAGTAAAATCCCATTTACTGAAGTGTTAGAGTCACATTTTTGTAGTTATGGCTACATACCAAACCCAGTCACTAATGAATTAGTTACCCCTATTACAGACGGGTATTTGCTGACATTTCGTTTTGATCAGAAAATATTACCTAATGCTGTTATTAAAAAAGAAGTTAATGAGCGCATTAGTAAGTTAAAAGAGGATGGGATTGAATTTATTGAGCCTGATATTAAAAATACAGTCACCGCTGAATTTTTGAGAAAGGCGTTTGTAAAAACAATTACTACACTCGTTTTATATCATCCCAGTAAAGAATATTTATTAGTAGCTAGCTCTAATAAAAACATTGCCAATTCGGCTATAAGCACATTAATTAAGGCGTGTGGTTCAGTTAAAACAGAAACAATTCATATCGATGATGTATCACAAGGTCTAACTACTAGATTATTAAATACATTAAATAATAAAGAGGAAACGGATTGTTTTGGAAAAAATTTCTACCTAGGTCAATTTTATTTACTTGAAAGAAAAATTGATAATAAAAAAGAAATTGTAAAATATGATGCTGATTTTAACTCTATAAGAGATGTTCTTTTTGACTCTTTAAACAATCAATTTAAAATTAATTTAATTCAGTTATATACAGATGATATACAATTTAAACTTACTAGCGACTTCCACTTCAAAGGGATTAAACCAGTAAATAAAATTGAATTTGATGATAAAGATAGAGTTTATCGATATCGACATGAGTGTTCACTCATCATGTTCTATATGACAATTACCATCGACTTTTTAATTGACTTATTAAAATATAAAAAAAAATAATAATTAGCCAACATCAGGGAATTTTAATCTCGAATAATTCGAGAGGGATTTTTATTACCTAAAAATTGTGTGGAGAGAACAATGTCTTATATTGCAACAGCAACAAATAAACATTTCTATTATCTCGATGTACGGATCGAAGATATAGATATTCAAGATATTGCGACAGGTTTAGCTAATGAATGTCGCTTTAATGGACAGATTGATAATTTCTATTCTGTTGCTCAGCATTCTGTGTATACCAGTTATTTAGTTGCACCTGAATTTGCTTTAGAGGCCCTACTTCATGATGCCAGTGAAGCTTATGTCAAAGACCTACCGTCACCACTTAAAAAGTTATTGCCTGAATATAAATTAATTGAATTGCGTGTGGAAAAGATAATCCGCAAAAAGTTTGGATTACCTGAAAATATATCTGATGAAGTCCATTTTGCTGACTTAATGATGTTAGCCACAGAAAAGCGTGATTTAGACATTGATGCAGGTAGTAACTGGTTAATGCTTGAAGGTATTCCAGCTAGCGATTTTGCTGTCAATCCGCTAACCCCTCGACAAGCAAAATCCCTATTCTTACGCCGTTTTAATGAACTTTATAAGGAGGTTGAGAATGGCTAACGGATCAGTAAACAAAGTAATCCTCATTGGCAATTTAGGTCGTGATCCTGAAATTCGCTACCTGCCTTCTGGTGGTGCTGTTGCCAATTTAGCTGTGGCCACATCAGAGAAATGGCGTGACAAACAAACAGGTGAAAATCGCGAAAAAACAGAATGGCATCGTGTTGTTTTGTTTGGAAAACTCGCCGATATCGCCAGTGGCTATTTATGTAAAGGCTCGCAAGTTTATATCGAGGGTCAACTACAAACGCGCGAGTGGGATGATAACGGCGTTAAACGTTACACAACAGAAATTGTTGTAAAGATTGGCGGTTCAATGCAAATGCTAGGTGGTGCTAGTAAATCAGCAGGTTCACAACCGGCACTGCAAAACCCGCCACCGGCTCAACCTCAAGCACAGAGTAGTCAGCCACCAATGGATTTTGAGGATGATATTCCTTTCGCACCTATTGGGCTTATGTATCCACGCCATTTAATTAATGTGGTTTAACCTACTTACTCAGTGCAAGGATGCAATTAAGAGGAATGACGATGAAACATCCATCAATTATACGAATTAGCAACGATAGTATTCAAACGCTACTAATGAAAGGGGAGCATACCGCCAGCGAGGTGATTAATTCAGCCATTGAGTCTGGGGAAATAGATAAGAGCGACCGTAAATTTTGGGAAAAATACGACAAGGTAGATATTTGTTATTTTAAAGCAGTTCCCAAGCCTGGTTATTCAGCGTATTACCATGAATCAAGCAAAGATGTTAAAGGTGCATTTTTAGCAACGGCTGTCATGGTTTATTGGTAATGATTAAAGAGTAAGAGAATGAAACCAATACTTGATATGTGTTGTGGCTCTCGCATGTTTTATTTTGATAAACAAGACGACCGAGTTTTATTTAATGATATTAGAGCAGAAGAACATATTTTATGTGATGGAAGAATTTTAAATATAACACCTGATGTTATTTCTGATTTTAAAAACCTTCCCTTACCAGATAATACTTTTTATCAGGTGCTATTTGACCCTCCTCATTTAATTAGAGTTGGCAAAAATAGTTGGATGTTTAAAAAATACGGTTCGTTAAATAAAGACTCATGGAAAGACGATTTATCAAAAGGATTTAGTGAAGCATTTAGAGTGCTTAGGCCAGGAGGAACATTGCTGTTCAAGTGGAATGAAACGCAAATACCTACCAAGCAAATTTTAGCACTAACAGACCAAAAACAACAGCGGTACAGCGTGTAGGTAAGAACGATAAAACGCACTGGATCTCTTTTCTTAAGGAGCTCAGTGAATAATTACCACCAGCATTAACTAATATCTATTTAAACTGTGTACGGACAGTGTGGAGAGAAAAATATGTCTATTAATTGCATGGGTAAGCTAATGAAAGCTAGTAAGTGGGCACATAGAGAATTTGATAAAGACTCCATTCCAAACCCAAGAACTATAAAACGTTGGGTAAAAGATGGAATAGTCAATGGGAGAATTATCGATGGATCTGTTTGGGTTTTCTCGAGCGAGAAAATGGGTGTTGCCACTTCAATATCAAATCATGTAAATGCATTAATAGAGGATTAAAATGGCGTCACGTCCAAGAAATCGGCAGTATAGACACTTACCTGACTTTCTTTATTTTGATAAAGATCGAAAACGCTATGTCTTGACGTTGATATCAGGGAAAAGAAAAACAATAGGCTCTGATAGGGCCTATGCGATTGCTGTCGCAAAAGAATATAATTTACGTATGCGTCCAGAAACATCAATTAGCTTAGAATCTTTAATTATTGAGTCAGGCGGAATAAACGGGGAAGGCGCACCACTAAGTGATCATATTGATAGATTAATGGAAAGAATTATTAATGATGAAAACCCAGCTAAAAGCACTCAATCAAATTGGGAAAATGATGCTATTCGTGTAAAGGAATTTTTTAGTAATATTCCTTGCTGTGATATTACACTAGAACATGTAAACGACTACATTAACTACTATCATGCTGAAAGTTCGCCTAACGTTCAAAATAGAAAAGTTCTATTTTTAAAAAAAATCTTCTCTTATGCTGTTGATGAATCGTTGATGTATGACAATCCAGCCAATCGTAAAAAAATGCGAAGAATAGAAGGTAAACAAAGACGACGTTTGACATTCGATGACTTTATAAAAATAAGAAGTTCTGCGGATCAATGGCTCAAAACAGCTATGGATCTAGCATTACAAACAGCGCAAGCTAGGCTTGAGGTATCTCGTATAAAATACTCCATAAAAGTACCAAAAGAAGGCGTCTGTGGATGTATTTGGTTAGATAATCCAGTAAATGGAATTTATGGAACACTTTATATTCATCGCCAAAAAGTCAAAGATAAAGAGGCTTCTCACGTTGCCATTCCTATTGGTGCTGAACTAAAACGAATTATTGATGAAAGCAGAGATAGCATAGCAAGTCCATACGTTGTTCATAGGCTACCTAAAAAATATAGCAATCCTATTAGCTCAATGGTTAAACACCCTACACAAGTAGCACCAGATTACTTAAGCCGTGCATTTTCAGCATTAAGAGATCGCATTGGAGTTAAGTCAGAACTCCCCTTAGAGCAGCGCCCTACTTTTCATGAAATAAGAGCGTTATCAGCTTATTTATTCAAACAGCAAGGAATAGATCCCCAAGCACGCATGGCTCATTCCGATGCTAAATCAACAAAAATTTATACACAAAACCACGTTGATTGGGTTAGTGTTCCACATGCTGAAATCAAAGTAAGTTAATGGTGTAAAAGTATCAGTAACTACTTGATTAATATAATACCAAATACACACAAAATACACTGTTTGCATATACAGTATTTTACACATAAAACCATTGCTAATCATATAGTTATAAATATATTGATGTTAATCATGGGGTGTCAGGGGTCGTAGGTTCAAATCCTATCATGCCGACCATTTTTATTTAAGAAAACCAACCACTTACGGTTGGTTTTTTTATGTCTGGAATTTGCCACTGGTAAAACTCTGGTAAAACTCTGGTAAAACGACGACAAATCATCTCTCAAAATCACCCTTTCTTTCGCTCATAAAATTGCCCTTTTCTTCTTGCTATTCTATTCGTTACCTTATATAAATTACTGTATAAAAACACAGTGTAATAGGTGATGCCATGATTAAGCTTGAAATCAATAATGCGGAATATATTGCTCAGTTAGAAGAAGCTCGTTTATCTGTAGATAACCCTCGTGGCTATCTGTTTATGGACATTGTCTTTTCTGATCCAAGGTTTGATAAGAATACGTTTGAAATGAAGAATGTTCGTAGGGAACCGATGAGGACGTATATGACGGAAGCTGTGGCAAGGGATTTGTTTGAGAAGTTGGAGAGGTATTGCAATCATAAAAATATGGTACTAACATCAAAAAACATAAAAAAACTTATGTAGTTTGAGTAATTTAAAACCATCTTTCTCGCTTGTTACTTAGGAGTTTGTTAGTATCTATTTCCATTAAATTTTCTTTAGTGTTTAGATAAAAAGAGAGATTATAATGGACTTAAAACAATGCGATAAAAAACAATTAAAAGAAGAGTTTAATCGACTTACAGCATTAACAAGTTATAAATCAACAATGGGTGTTTTTGATATATTTACTAGATTACCTGAATTATTAAATAATGATGAAACAGTTTTATGTGTTAATAGCGGAATCGTAAAATCTAATATTTGGTTGATTATACCTACAAATAAACGAATTATTTTTCTGCATAAAAAGAGTGGGCTTTTCCATAAAAAAGTTGATTTATCTTCAGTAAACTATGATGCAATTACTTCTATTGACTCATCTTCCGGATTGACAGGAGGTAAAATAAAAATAAATACTCCTGGTACTATTTATGAAATTGGTACACTACAAAAAAACTCAGTACAACCACTAGTTGATATTATCCTATCTAAAAAAAATAACTCTTCATCGCAATCTTCAAATAACAGTGGTGATGACTTGCTATCAAAATTAGAAAAATTAGGAAAACTAAAAGAAAGTGGCGTACTGACAGAAGAAGAGTTCCAAGAACAAAAAAGTAAATTACTTAATTTATAATATATAATAATACTAATGGGCACCAAAATTAGTGCCCATATAATAAGTTATCTTTGAAATAAAAAATACAATAATGTCCTGAAATTATTTTTATTCTAAGATCCAAATTTCGTTTAATGTCGCCCATTGTGCGCCTAACACTGTGAATCCTCGTCCATCTGGTTCAATAATAATATCAACAAACCCTGTCGCACCCTGCCGAATATTAATAACGGTTTTAACTGCTCTAGGCGATACAAAACTAATTGTTGATTTATTTTCTTCAGCTAATGCAAATTCACACAAACACCCCTTAATACTTTCATTTAGTTTTATTAATGTACCTTGGGGAGCGTTGCCATTCCAAATTTTACGCGCGTTTTTTAGTTTAATATCTCCAATGTTTATACTGACATCAGAACTCAATTGCTTACCATTAATCTTTCGTGTATTAGGTACATAGCTCCCTTTAGGCTGATACTTACCATCTGATTCTGATTTTGAATAGCTGTAACCAGAAGCTTGATAACTGCCTTTGGGTTGGTATTTACCGTCAGACTCTGCCTTAGTATACGATGCGCCTACTAGCGCATAATTGCCAGCTGGTTGGTAATTTCCCTTAGGTTGATAACGCCCGTCACTTTCCGCTTTTGTGTAGCTACTTCCAGCCGTTGCATAGCTCCCTTTAGCTTGATATCGACCATCCGATTCCGTCTTCGTATATGAAGCACCCACTAACGCGTAATTGCCTTTAGGCTGATAATTTCCCTTAGGTTGAAAAGCATCTGTAGAAGCTTTCTGGCTCATCACATGAACCGTTGACGTTCCCGTACTTTGAGCTACATTACCTTTATCAAATTTATTATTCAGTCCACTATTGAGCGCTGAGTTAGTCGCATAATCACCTGATGGCTGGTAACTCCCTTTCGCTTGATATCTGCCGTCACTTTCCGTTTTGGTATAACTATCCCCTTTATTGGCATAGTTCCCTGCTGGCGCATAATTACCCTTTGGCTGATATTTGGTGTCGGTTTCTGCCTTTGAGTAGCTATAACCAGATGGTGTGTAATTACCTAATGGTTGAAAGCGTTTATCGGATTCCCCTTTTGAATATGCGCCCACATCACTTGCTGTGGCATCCGCTTTCAACTCTGCCCATGCATTACCGGCAACCGGCTCAATATTGTTATTCTCAACTTTAGACTGCCAGACTTTATTTTTATGATACACAATAGTGCGTATCGCATACGGCTTACCGGCTTCATCCCATTTTGGAAAACCAAATCGCTGAATTTCGCCAATCGCTTCTGTGATATCGTGAAATATCCCGTTCATTTTTTCACGTTCAATATCTTTCGCAGCAGGATCTGTGACTTGGTCACGCTCATAGTCGTAACCATAACCTTGTGTATAAGACACTGAGCCGTCTGGTTGGATTTCTACGGGTATAGAAGCCTTATCCCCTTGTGTTGCAAAGGGGGTTTTAAAAATAGTTGTCATAGGAATTATGCTCCGAAGTTACTGCCTAAGAAGTTTTTACGATGTTGACCAACACCAAAGGCTTTTTTGGTCACAATGCGATATTTGACGCCAACACCCGAAGGGCGTGGCATTAAGTCAAAGTTTTCGAGAAGAACCCGTAGACGTTCGTCAGGGTTAAAGTTAAAGACGTAATACATATAAGTCATATCTAGCGGATCAAGGACAAAAACTTTGCTGTCATCACGCCAAAAGAAACGTTTTAAAAACTCGTTAATATTGGTGACCGTGGGACTTTGTGTCAGATTAAAATAGCGCATTCGTACTAACATGCGTTTCTGTTCAACGGTCAGTGACAAGGTGTAATCCGCATTGCGTCGGAAGTTAGCTTTAAAATTGGCTTTCTTTTTACCAAAACCAAACCCGACTTTATTTTTGTCGCTAGGTGGAATATCAATCCCTAACGGTACATCCAGAATGCGTGACCAAATCGACAACCCAAAGTCATTCGCCGTATCGATATTAAACACATCTCGGTACCAGTTTTGCCAAAATGACACCATCTCATTTTCAAAATGAGAGGCCTTAAAACTGGCGAGTTTCTTTAAATTCTCTGCATCTTCATACTGCCAGAGGATCGCTTTTAATAGGTCTGAATGAAACTCAAATTGTTGAACGTTCATATAATCACCACTTGCACAGCACCCCGTTGCAAGCGTGCGATTTGATTAATGGCAATCGGAATTAATGCAACATTCCACACTTTCCCATCCAGTGACAATTCAACTTTAGTCACGAACAGACGAGGCTCAACAGTATTCACCGCAGACGCTATCTCAAAAGGCGATACTTCACGTCCAACAATCAAACCGTTATCGCCGTCCAACTCTCCACGCGTCCATTGTTCTATGGCACTGGGGATAATAGTTTGCGCATCAACGGCTGATTTTTTAACTGTCACTCGACAAAAAACGGTGATCTCTTTAGGGCGTGAAAATTTCACTTTATATTCTTGTCCACTCACTGGCTCTATAACACCGATTTCAATCTCGCCATTAAAAGCGGATCCAATGGTTTTGGTTCTCAGCAATGATTTAGCAATTTCGTTACTATCGCCCCCTTCAACACAAACGTAAATGCTGTGAGGCAATAGAGAAATTCCATCAATAGTGAGCACCGCATCGGTGTAGTTCTCTCGAAAAGACAGTGAATTAACGCCCTCTAATTCATACAGTGACGAGGTGATCGCTTCTGCAACACTGACGGTATTTTTAGCCAAAGTTTGCTTACGTCGTCGCCTTGCTTTGATATCAGATTCAGCATAACGGCCAACAACCGCATGAGTGGGATTATTGACTTTCTCCCAACCTAATACTGAGCTAGCCACAGAATTAAGTTGGCCAGCTCCGCATTCAACAGGACCATATTCAACCGCCCTCATATCCCCTGTTACTTTGCCAGTATTATCAATAATCAAGGGTGAAACTGTTTCGAACATGGCACCGGCAACACTAGACGCTAATGAGCCTTTAGGAATAATGGTGCCAGGTACGCCACTAAATTCAACGCTGGAAAGATAAGAGTGAGTGGCATTAATGCGTTGGCCACCCATTAGCGCCCATATTGCATCAAGAAAAACGCCACCCGCAATATCGGGATTGATTTGATTTGCTAACTCGGCATTGTTTCTCACCATTGCATCACGGTTTTCAACTTCCATCGTCGCTAATGCCCCTTGCGGTGTTTCAGGGGCAAGGTTAATCGATTGACCAAACACCGCACGAAACTCGCTTTCGACTTCATCACGTATTGTGGCCGTGTCGGGAAGAATAACGCCTTTATTATTGATATAACGATAATCAGCCATTCAGTGTAAACCCTCCGTATATCGTGCGAATTGTTGCTTGATACTTCAATTCACCGTTTTCCACTGTGGCGCTAAAATGCGTTACTTCAACCACCTCTTCAATTTCGCTCATACGTTGTCTAAATGCCGTTTCAAACATCGGGATATCAGCTTGGCGACCAAAGGTTGTTGGCCAGAACGGAATACCTTTATCTTTTTTATGTAACATTTCACCACGCACAGCCTTGGCAAAATGCTGACAAAGGTTTTTAACCGCATCGTCTTTTTCGCTGAATTGGAGGTTTCCATCAGGGCCGATAAAGAGATCATTATTTTTATCGATTGAAAATGTTCTCATAGAGGCGCTCCTGTATTTCCATGACCGGTTTCAACACCACTGTGTTGATGCGTAGAACCGATATCTTTTCCATTGTGTTTCATCGTGCCACCGTTAGAATCACTATTACCATTTACCGCGTAATTACCATTTACCGTGACATTGCCAGTAAATATAGTTTCAAGGGCGTTGATTTCATATTTTGGCGTTTCTAGCACCACTTTATCGTTATGCAGAGAGAAACAAACTGAGCCATCCATTGATTGGATCACCAAAGCATCAATGTTTTTTCCATCAATGACCCAACCTTTGATGGTGTCAGGAAAAAACATCGCATCACTAAATGAATGCAGACGTGCTGTATTAGGTTGATCCTCCAATCCTCCACGCTGAAATATCAGGCTAATGTCTCTGTCATTGGCTTTTATCCAACCGAAATCACCCGGCTTAATGGGTGCGCGAATAAAGAAACCGCCTCCCCCAAATCTAAAAACGGGAATGTTGGCCAATGGTGCTCGCCCGACTGTTCCCCCTTCCGTTGTTACCATCATCACCAGTGGTTTGATAACAGCACGATTGGTTTTATCGTCATAACTGACTACTGTTGCAGGGAGCATGTCCTCTGTATTCATCATCAGGTTACGAAATGCAGACGATAGCGCACCTGCCAGCGAACCATCACTGGCAATATCAGTATTGGGTTTATTCATGGTTATGCTCGTTTACAGGTAGCCTGATAAAAGAAAGGATCATCATGTGAAGCAACATCGAATTTCAGTTGTTCAATGATGTAGTCACCATTAAGTGCGGAATTGAATTTACTCTCAAGTCGTAGCATTCCCCCTAGTTCTGAAGCGCCATCAATTAAGTAGGTAACGGACAACCCTTTTTCGGTGGCTTTCGGTATACCCACCATGCCTGATTTCATGCTAAGAATGCGCAGACGACCTTTTAAGGCTTGGTTATCATCTTTGACAAATAACGTATCATCATCAATAAAGGCTTTAACGTTTCCTGCTTCCTGCAGTCGTTGTACTTGCTGTAACGCTGAACCGCAAAAATACCAATTGGCAATATTCTTATCGGTGGCTTGAAAGTCCAATCTAACCTTGCAATCCTTAGCTACTGATGAAGCGATCTCGCTCATTTTCTGCATGGCGCCACCACTGGAAGAAACAATATCACCTGAACTGGCATTATTAGTTTTGGCTTTAATGGTTAACGTAACATCAGGAGGCGAGGCAATTTCTGCACTGACAATATCACCGGTAAAGATACGAAATAATCCGGTATTGACGCGTCCTACTTCAAGGTAAAGACGGCGAGTTTGTTTGCTTTTATGATAAGGGCTAGTTTCAGTGAGAAGATAATCTCGAGTGTGGGCATTCAATCCATCAATGCTAACTGTGCATTCATTTTGTAAAGGGTTTGCGTACTTGGTGCCGTTAGCTTTAATCCGCAATCCTTCATACCACTGCAGTCGTTCTGCGACTTCAATCCCCACCCGTATTCGTCGTAAGTCCATCATCACTCCAAATAATTAATGATTGGGTTCTATCAAATGATTCATACCAGGGCAGATCATCATTTTCTGTTATAAACGCTAAATTTGTACCATCAGTCAGGTAGCGATAAGGAATAATGGGTGTATTTGCCACCGCACGCATGCCTACGGCGATAACCTCACTTTCTCGTTCAATATCGAGATACATCGCATGGCGACCGGCTTTTATTGTCAGCGTCCAATTAACACCTTCCAAATTGACGGATAAGCGTTGGTTTGGAATAGCTTTTAAGGGTATGACTTTCATTAGAAGCTCCAATCCCCATCTGCGATACGTGTTGCGACCGAACCTTTTTTCTTAGTCTCAGTATCGGCGTCTTTTGTTTGCACATTTCCCCTATTTACCGTTGATGACTGCGTTGGCTTTTGAGTGGCTCGAGGCGGTAAATCTCCGTATTCAGGCTCAACGGTGCGCCACTCAACAAACCGTAGCGACAGTTTTATCGCATCTATCATGTCGGGTATTTCATCATGATTAAAACCCGTTAATAACATCGGTTGATAGGTTTTTACTCGGGTTTGAATACCAACAAGTTTGTGTTCATCAAAAGCTTGTTGCATCGATGAGAAGATGTTTTTCATCTCCCCTGTTAATAGCAAATCTATACCAATTTCAACGGGGTTAATAATCACATGGTCACTGCGAGTTTCACCGCTTTCAACTTGAAATTGAGTGGCCTTATGCTCATCTCTTACATTGATTTGAATCGGACTCACGCTATCAAACAGTGTAGAAAACGACGCTAAATCAAAAATTTTGACCTCTGTGATCATTTTGCTACCCCCGTTGAGTTTTGCTGATTGAAATCGGCGAGTTGATCTTGCAATGCATCCTTTACGCCCGATGCCATACCCTGCGCATCTGTGGCTTGAGTTTCAACCTTAATTTCTCCAATACTTACGTTACTTTCATTCTTCACATTGGATTGATTGCTAATAGCTTGGCTGGTAATAGGATTCATTGCATCATGGCTTGCCATCATTAAACGTTTATTCGCCTCCTCAACATCCGCTATAATTTTTGATGCGTCTAGTCCATTGTCTAATTGCTTCTTGAGTTCAATAATTTCCTTATCAATTTCTGATGTATCTATTCCTGCACTTGCTACCTGATTACGTTTTGCCGATAAGGCGCTTAAATAATTACTCGCATCATCAGAGGTAATTTTAATTTCAGCTTCATCACCACCAAAACCAAAAAACTCTTTGGCGGATTTCCAACCATTTTTAACCGCATTAAGTCCTGTATTTACCCAACCAATAATTTTTTCGACTTGCTCCCACATCCATTCAAACGCGCTCACAACGGCATCACTGACTGTATTAAATACGCCTGTAAAGGATTTACCCCAACCCGCAATCACTGAAATACAACTCAGCAAATACTTAACATAAGCTTTTAAGCCTGATGCCATTAGATCCCAACCGGCGACAACAATATCTGCCACAACACCAACGATAACTTTTAGATATTCAAAGAGCTTTTTGAATGTTTCCCATAGTGCAAGAATAACGACTTTTAATCGCGGGTATTTTTCAAGAATACGACCTATCATTGAATCGTTGCCGTCGATAAAGTTCATGATATCGTCATAAACAATTGCAAAAGCTGCCGCTAATAGGGCAATAACAGCGATAATGGCAATAATAGGAAAAAGCGTAGTCCATGTGCTAATACTGGCCAACTTCATAGCATAGATATATTTCCCCAGCAAAATAGTTGCAACAGCAGTAAAGAAACCGACTACAAGGTGCTTGTTTTCCTTACAAAAAGTGACTAATTTTGTTAACCACTCTAATCCTTTAGATAAAGCGGGGATCACCATTTCTAAAAAACTATTCTTCAACAACCCTGATGATTGTTGAAATTTTGCCATAGCACTATTAAATTTAATTGAGCTTTCAATACTCTCCTTGCTAATGCCTGAATACTCTTTTTGAATACCCATTGTGCGCTCTAATTCTTTGCGCCCTTTCATCATTAATTCAATGGTTTTTTCGTCCGATACCCCCATGCCTTCCAGTGTTTTCTTTGCTTTATCAAAGCTCATGCCTTGAACTTTATCCGCGGTTTGAAGTACCTTTTCCATTGAGTCTTTCGTATTACCGAACGATTTCGCCATTGCGGATAAATCGGCTTGTGCAGACTCTCTAGAACCACCTAACTCAGCGATCGCACCAGAAAACGCATCAACGTCTGCAGTCGCAACGCCGATTTGTTTACCCAGCTTGTCCAGCGTTTCAATTTCTTGAGAACGAGAAACAGATTCAGCAAAAATAGTGCCAATACTCATCACAATACCGACAGCGCCAAGTGCTTTTTTCGCAAATCCTGCAACAGAACTTCCGGCCTCTTGATATTTAGAGCCGGTTTCTGAAAGTTCTTTTTGTAGATGCTCTTGGGCCTTAGCTTCGTCAATCGCTGTCTTTATACCTTTTGTCCGCATCGTTTCAATAAATTGCGTATAATCGGCATTTAATGCGGTAACAATGGCATCAATGACCTCTTTACCTTCACGGTTCTTTTTCTCTGCATCAGTGAGCGACACCAATTCATTATTGAGAAGGGATAACTCATCTTGCATCTGTTGATATTGGGCATTGAGCGTTTCAGATGAAACACTGCTTTCATTAATGCCTTGTGACAGTTCGCTACGTTGGATATCAAGCAAGTTCATTGATGACTTTAGTTCATCAATTTTAGCGGTGACTGAGGCTATTTTTTCTTGTGTATCACCTGCCTCAACCTCGATATTTATCGCCTTCCCTGCTGATAACTGTTCAATACTGGCAATCACACTTTGAATAAAGTCATTCACCGATTGCGAATTGTCCGTCGCACTTTCTTTAATGCGATCTATCTCCGCAATCAGGTTATCGGCAACTCCGGATGTGTCACTATTAACATGAATATCGACTGAGTTTGATGATAACTCTGTCAATTGTGCGGATAGATTTTGAATAAATTGCGTAAACCCATCAGCTCCCATCGTTGCCGATTGTTGCGCCTTTTTCATCTCAGCGATAATGTCATCGGTCGATTTACTCACCCGATTAAACGCATCATCGGCTTGGCGAGTATCAAATTCGAATACTTGAACAAAAGTATCTAGCAAAGCCATAAGCTATCCTTTCGATGAAGCCAGCGCTTCGTTATAACGATTGGTAATGGCGATCTCCCACAAATCAAATGCCTCTTCTAAATCTATTGACGTTTTGAGTTCGGTGAGCGTGGCGAAACCGGCTGAGATGATGACGGCAAAGAAGCCATCAGCGTTTTTATAATCGACGGGAGTGAACCGGTGATTTTGTTGAGCAGGAATTGGAGGAAACCTTGGCTCCCGTCTTTGCCGAAAAAACTGGTGTTATACTTCAACATTTCCAGTTCTAGACGAATAAGGGCTTCACCATCGGGTACATGATTATCAATTAATGTGCTGGTCTTCAGATAAATCTCTTGCCCCTCTTTTTCGACAGCAACATACGCCATCATCTTTAACATGGCTTCTTTACTGACTTCATAGTCGCCAATTTTAGGCGCATTCGATAGCGGGTATTTCGCCAGAATTTCACGTCCAATCGTTGCCGGTAATCGGCTAATAATAAAAGTGTGCTCTTCACGATCAGCATCGGTGATCGTAATTTCTTTCGGTTTAATTAACATGATTGATATCCATAAAAAAAGGCGGAATAACCGCCTAGAATTAACGTGCGCGAGTGCGATCGAAGTCTTGAAATACGAAGGTATACGCTTTGGATTTATGTCGTCCTGCACTAGCAACAGAGCTACCACGACTACCATTAGTGATTTTGCCGTTGCGTGCCGTGGTTGTTGAACCATCACCATACGAAGCGACCATGGTGATAATATCCCCTGCATGCCGTTGTCCACGTCGTGCAGTGTTCGATTCCAGTAAGATAGCGAGGTTTTCGTCTTCTTCACTGCCTGCTAGGACGTTAATGGTGACCGTTTGAGGTGTTGGCGTTGACCATGTCACCAAATTACCGTTGATATCCATTCCTGTTTGCGCAATGTCCATGGCAGGCAAATCTAACGGATCGGCATCATCTGCGAAGGCGGTAATTTGAATACCGGCGGGAAAGGTTTTATGAGCCTGAATAACAATACTCAAGCCAGTTGCTGATACATCATGCATATTGTGTTCCTTACACTAAGTTGTGAGAGCCTTCGACTTTACGAACCCAGTCGCCCTTACCGTAAATCAATACGTATTTCATCACGTACTCGGGTAAATCAGAGGGTCCTGTATTTTCAACAATTTGAGCGTTGTACCAATAACCTTTGTTTTGTACATCGTGCCACGCTAAATCATCACCAGAAGCGTCTGTCACTGCGATTTTTTGCACATCGGTTAAGTTTTTTCCCGCTAGGATCGTGCCGTTATTAATCGCCTTGGTCACCGCCCCCGCAATCACCATCATCGCCCGTGCTTCACCGTCTTTATTGGCGGGTACTCCGCGTGTGGCCATAAGTAAACTAAACCACTGTTGCGCGATGTAGGCTTTTAACCATTGCTCGTTGGCATGGACACTCATATCTAATGGGTTAGCAACCCCACCACATAAGAAGCCACGTTGATAGAAACTGATATGTGAACCCGATACCGCCGTTTCTCCGTAATAGTTCACCCGTAGTTTATCTAAGCGATCCGCATCGATATCGGTCGTGATTTGCGATGGGAACGTGACACCAAATTGACGATACATATAGTTTGTTGTCGCATTGGTTCGGTCATAATCCGTGGCGGACATAATGGCCATAGGTAACGCTTGAACAAAGAAGTTATCTGCTGTTTTTAGGTTTAAGCCCGTTGAAGCCGTACCCACCAACGCCCCGCTAAAATCTTCTGCATTTTGATTGGTCACAGACAGGTGCAATTGATACTTCACGTTTTCGCCTGCCACGTACTGCGCCAACTCTACGGCATGCTCTAATGAGAGTTCCGTTAAAAACGTTGCGCTACCAAAAGAGTCAGAAACAGCCTCAGAAGCAATAAAGGCTTGTAACGGAGTTTGCGCTGGATTACCGGCTGATGATGTGCCGTGGCTAATATTCATTGCATCAGCAAGTACCGATTGACGCACACTAATATCTGCACGCTCTTGTACGCCACCGCTAATGACAAAGGCACTATCCAGCGAATTAAATGTGACATAAGCGCTAGCAAATTGAGGCTCGCTTTCTGCATTTAATTTCGCTTGTACAGCTGTTGCAACATCCGCGTATGACGTACTTTCAGAGAGATCAATTCCAGTGATTGTTTTGGTCACCTTGCCGATAGTGATATTGAGTTCACCCTCATTAATCAGTTTTAAATCAGCTAAATCGCCTGTCTTTTCGCCAAACAAGGTAGGCGCTCGACCAACAGGCTCATAAGAGGCAATTTGCAGTTCTTTCGGCTTACTTGCCGGTGCTGGACTGACATAGCTGAAATACTGACGCGCAAAATGCGCCTCGGGGGAGTCAGTACCTAATAAGTCATCCACTTGGCCACTGGCAAACTCAAGCACTTTACCAGCAGGAATTTTAGGGTTTGTTGAAAAAACACGAGCCGTGAGCTTACGCATCGGTACAGCAGACGCGCCAATCACCGCACTCGCGATATCAACATAGCGAGTTTGTTTGATAGACATAACGTTCCTTAAATACGATAAATATCAGGATACAACGCACTCACGGCGTCTGTATCAGGATGAAGTGTGCGATTAAATGTCACATTGAAATCAAATGAGGGGTTTTGTTCGTAGTTGCCCTGGTCATTCAGAAAATAGGGCGTTCGAATACCGGTTGCACGTTGAATGCCAATACCTTGTTTCCGGAGTGCTTCAACAAACGTCAATGAATTGGCGATCATTCTGACAATCGCGGTAATATCACTCGCTGAATAATGGCCTAACTGGGTAATGAAAGCCTGAACTTGGTACGTTTTTTCAGATAACTGGTTTTCTTGGTGATTAGCTTTATTGCCTTGAACATTATATTTTCGGCTCTGCCAACCGTGGCCACTTTCATTGATGGGAAAAAACATCACCATGTTGTCTTCACGGCCTTGCTTGGTAGATTGGAAACCGGCTTTAACGGGGATCCCAATGCCGACTTCTTTTAACTGCAACAAGAGTTGTTTGCGAATAGCAACATCAACCTCATAATCCGTCATAAGTACCCGCCTCGATACAGATCACCGATTTCCAGCCATCTTGTTCGTACCAGTCTGCATCACCCACCACATCATATTTTCGACCATTGAACACAAGAAAATCAGGAGATGTACCTCGTTGCACCGCTTTAATATCATGAGAGGTATATAGGCGTCGGTACACTTGGCTCGTATCTAATCCCATTGATTGAACATCTTGGGTATCGACCGCTTGCCAACTGCCACGAACTTCTACGGGATCATAATAATAATTTTGGTCATTCCCTCGCTCATCGGGTGCCCGTTCTTTAAATCGAAACCAAAGCACCTTTTGCTGAGGAATATAACGTGAAGCAATACGATTTAAGTTACCAAACATTATTTATCCTCCACTGCGAAACTAACCGCTTGAAGCATTTGGCCGGTATCAACTAACGGCTTATCCGTGGCTTTACCTTTGCTATGGCGCCGTGCTCTTGCCTTGACCGTTGACTCTTCCAGCGCTGGGGTGGTGACTGCTTTAATTGCCATTTTCACATCCCCCGCCACCGTCGCACCAATTTGTGTCAGCCCATTATCCAGCGTGATGTTTCCCTTAATAGAGGCTTTCACAGCACGAAAAATTAACTGACTATAATCCTGCTTTTTGTCATTCATGGTCGGACGTAAAAATGGGCGAGGAGGAATGCCACCAGCCGGATAGCCCAACTCTTGAATAGCTGCAACATAAGCAATAGGTGTTCCATCGGGATATTTTGCGTGTTCAAAAAAACCAACACTTAATCGCTTTTTAGCCAATTCATCGTAAACCGCTTTTAATTGCGCTAATTTAGTCATTAACGTAATCGCCCTCCTCGCGTAAATCGCCCACCTACACCACGAAATGCTGAACGTTCGCCACCACCACCCAAATATTGAGGGACGCTACAACGTTTGATCAGTGCAAGAAACTGCTGGCCAAAGGTGGTCATTTTAAACCAGTGCGACCAATCCGAACCGGCAGGCGGTGCCGTAAATGACACGCTCACTTTATCGATAGTCACACTCGTCACCACACCGGTAGGCGACTCATCATCAGCAATCATTTTTCTAAGTGTTAGCATGTGTGCAACAACGAGCATCCACAGCTCGTTAGTGCAAACACCCTTACAGGCAGAGAAATAGTTCAACGCAGATTGAGCAATGATATCTATTTCATCATCACCCACACCGTTAAACTGCGGATAGAGCACACGGAATGACGTTAAAGGAAATGTGCTCGTCTCCATGATCACTTACCTTTTTTGTTGGTTTTAGGAACGTCTAACTTTTCAGCCTCTAATGATTCAGGGGTATCAGGGGCTGATTGGTCGCTCGCTTCCATATCAGTGGCGACTTTTTCAGGATCTTCTTTGCGAGGCTCAACGGTAATAAAACCATTCTCACAATGAAGGTTAAAAACGTGATTTTCCTTGAGCTGTTTGTATTGCTCATCAGAAATTTCCGTCACACGGCCACGCGGTGTGTACATGTGTTTGGTCATCACGTTCGCTTGACCGGCAATAAACACTTTCCCGTTTCTCACGGTATAGTTCTGGTCATTTGATAAGGTGCAATATGCGTAAAGAGGCATGGAGTGCTCTCCTGTTGTTTAGATATAAAAAAGCCCTCAAATGAGGGCGCAAAAAGAGAAGTGGTAAGATTAAATGCCGGTTAAGCGTGTTACCGCCCACGGACGGGTCACAAATACACCTGCAGTCGCATTGGTTGCATCTTCCATATACCCTTTAATTTGGTTGAGTGAACCTAATAACTGGTATTTCACAGGCACGACTTGCAAGATCACCGCACTGGTTGCCGTTGAGCCATCATCAATACTATCTGCGAACATATAGGCCACATCAGCCCCACCATTTGCGCCAACAAATTCAGGAGAGAAAACCAGACGCATATTGGGATAGTTTTCATTTATCCATTGTTTGACTGTTTCACCGCGTGCCACCGGATTAGCCACATTCAGTGCAGAACGAAAGCCCAACGGCAATGTTAAGGTGATTGGCGTGTCATCTTTAATAATACCGCCAGAGCTTGTTTCAATACGCGAGAACATATCAGTAATATCGGCAGTAATATCTGCAAATGTTCCGCCTTTCCATTTGCCTTTTGCGGTTTCATAGGCGGGTAAGTTAGGCTCATTCATCAAACCAAAGACGCGCGTTTCAGGGCTATTAAATCCGTAGTAACCCACTCGCTCACGCCCTTTCTCTAATGATTCAGTCACTGAATTGCGCTTTTCTTCCATCGCAACAAAACCTGCAGACGATTGGCGCGCTTCTTCTAATTTCCCCACTTGGAAGCCTAATTCGAAACGGACGAGACCACGGCGCTCTTGGTCTTGCGCATAAGATGCTAATGGCACATTGGTATGATCACCATAAAGTTCGGCTTTACCGATTGGTGTCGCCACATTCAGAATGATCTCTTCATCATGCCATTCGCCCGCATTGACGATACCCGTGATTTCATCTAACACACGCACACGCGTTGCGGTACGAATGACACCCGGTAAAACGTGTTGCAACATTTCGCGTTGAATTAAGCCCCCCTGCATTGCACCACCGCTAATTGCGGAGTCCATCGCAGAAAAACCACCAAAGCCGATTTGCGCTAATTCCCCGTATGTCCATTTCTGATCAGGGTTAATATTTAGTTGGCCATGTTTTTTGACATCACGACCAGACATGTGAAACTTAATTTTACTGACTGGCATTATTCACCTTCCTTTGGAGATGCTGGATATGGGATTTCTGTTAAACGAATAATGCCCAAGTGAGCACTTTCTGTTGACTCAAGGTGTCGGCTGATAAAACCAATGACACGATCACCGGCACTAATGGTGGCTTTCGAAGATAGCGAACCGTCTGCTTCATCAAAAACAACCGGTGCGTTGATTTTTCCTGCCACTTCTTTTAGTTCAACGAAAACCTCCCCCATTGTCAGGAATTCACCTTGCGTACCGTTACGAGCGAATGCTTCTTCGATACGATAGGCTTTAGGGTTAATCATGATCCCCGCAAATGCCCCTTTTCCCCCAACTTGAACAGATTCCACGGAATCATCTTTGTAGGTATAGGCGCGACCGAAAATATTCAGCTTTTCATCTGCTGAACTGAGAATGGCGGAAACAGCGCGAATAGGACCTGCATGACTAATTTCACCGACAACACCAGAAATTAAGCCGTTTGCTACTGATTTAGGAATTGCCATTATTTAGCTCCCCATTTATCCATAATTGATTTATTGCTCACTGCAGAGTCCATTGTTGAGCTGGTCTTTTGAGAATCAGGCACACGCCCTTGCATCCAAGCATCAAGAGCAATGGCTTCTGTACCTTTACTGCATTGAATACCCAGTTTTTCAACACCGTACTCGGCAACTTGTTGTTGAGTCATGGCTGAGTGGTCAAACACACCAATAAATGGCGTTAATTTATGCGCTAACGAATCACGCGCACCGATTTGTTTGAGTAACTCCCCCGTATCCATTGCCGGTTTGGCCTTTTCTAATCGCTTAATTTTACGTTTTAGCGATGCCATTTCGTCCATGGCGGTCATGCTACGATTTAAGCGTTTTAAACGACGATGAAGTCCATCGGTAGTGGCTTGGTCAAGATGCTCTTTGGCTTCTTCAATCGCTTCGACAGCTTCTTCAATGGCGACCTCTGCTTTCTCAACTGCTTCAGGTTCGCCAGATTCAGCCTCTTCTGTGGCAATTTCGGCTTTTTCCACTGCTTCTTCTGCTTTCTGCTCTTCGTCAGGGTCTGAATCAGTTGAAGGCTTATCTTTATCTTCTGGTTCATCATCTGTCGCAGGTTTAGCGCTGGTGATTGCTTCTTTGATCATGGCTTTTAACGCTTCCAATTGCTCGGGCGTAAATGCACCCTCATCAGTGGTTTGCTTCTCTTTGTTTTCTTCTTCGTTCATGCGAATAAGTTCCTTTGTGTCTATGGTAATAACGGAATGGTCTTGCACAGCAACATCAGCGCCAGTGCGCCCTTCATCAACTAACGCAAGATGGTTGGCTCTAATATGCCGTTGTATGGCGTCATAACGTTCACCGTTAAATTCGCCTGGTGTGAAATCGTAAACACAGCGATAACCCGGAGATAATTCAATTTTTCCTCCTTCAATTTGGTTAAGCGCTGAATTAGACAGGATTTTGATATTGCCTCTGAGGTAGGGATATTCAAAATAGACTCGCTCCCCGATGACCCCTTGTATCCCCTTTGTCTCCGCGGGTGTACCGTCTTTCCCTAACATTTCATGCTCATCAACAAAGGGCATTAATTTGAAAGAATTAATTGTCTCTGTGCTGGCCAATTCTTCTTGTGGGCGATACACCTTGTAAATTTTTTCGGGTATCGGTGCGCCAATTTCAAACCCTAAATAATCAAAAACCCCAACTTTAGAGATGGGGTTATCTTTCACTTCTAGCCAGCCATTTAAATCATATTGTCGCTTTGTCATGTCTCCTCACCGAAATCTATTACTGGTGTCCAGAAGCACTTACAACCCGGCTCCTCACCCGGCAAACCTCTCCTTCCTGTTTTTTTGTTAATTATAGGAGGATTGTCTAAATCAAACTCCTTACCATCTAACTCAAGATGTAGCTCCCTAGGTTCTGCACTACCGTTTGAATGATGCCAAACTGCTTTACGAATACCCGCAGATTTCATACGAGCGTAATTACATGCAGTTGTAATCTTTCGTGTTTGGTCAACAGCAATAAAGTTTGCTCTACTTTCTGTAACGCTACCCGTATCCCTAATTTCCTCTAATAGCGTCTTTGCGCCCTCACCACCTTGGCTAATAGAACGTAATGCAACACTTTCAATACGTTGATGAAATTGCAGTGGAATAGATTTAATTAACGATACGTTTTCAGCTGTAGAGGCAATAATTTTATCTTTCAGGGCTTCGGGCATGGCTGGGGTTTTGATGGTGATCCCCCCTGACAACTGTTTGAGAGAATCATCTAAATTACGCTTTGCGCCTATATCGACTTGGGAAACAAATTTATCCGCAATCTCTGTGGATTTTTGTTTAAAAATCTTATCCCATTTGCGTTTTAGCCGGTTAAGCCAGATGCGTGTTTGACTGGCGAAACTGGCATCCATCGTAAAACCGTCAAAGTCGTCATTTAATTCGCTAAACACTTTTTCATAGTCTTTAATCATTGCATTAATGAGTCGTGACATGTCACCTTGATAACGACTAGCTGGGGCGACTGAATACTGCAGAGGTTTCCCTTTCATTACTGCTTGACGAGAGGTTGCCCATTGCGCTCGCTTCGTTCGTACTCGTATTCGCCTCGACATAATCTGCCTCGTTCACTTCAATGCCGTAATAGCTAGACGCTTTATCACTGGCCAGTTTTTTACGGATATCTAGCCCATCAATCGCCCCCGTTGTTGCATAAGCTGAATCGGCTTGTGCTTGTTTAAGCTCAATATCTGCACTCTCAACAGCCGTTGGGCTATCAAGTGGTGCCCATGTGATAGAGATTTCTGTCACGGGTAAACCATCGCTACGCATTAACATGTCATAATGACGCTGTAATAGCTCTTCGAGGTCGTTTGACTGAATACTTTCAAGCTCTTCGCGATAATTGGCTTCTTCGTATTCACCCGTTGAATTAAAGCCTTTCGGGGTAGTACCTAGCAGTTTTGTTGCTGGTACATTTGAAGCCGATGCCACCAGCTGATATTGCGTCATAATCGTAGCGTCTAAATCCGCTAACGAGGTATCAAACTGTTGAACAGTGTCATCACTGCCCGTCATTTGTACACCGTAGTTATCGCGCATCTCCATAAAATAGAGCATGTTTTCGCGAATAATGTCTTTATCAGCGCTTTCTGGGTCTGCAATCCCCATCGTAAGTAAACGCTTGGTCATTGCCAGTTGTGGTGCTTCATTGGCTGTGCGTTCTGAAGCGTAGACACGCTCATAAATGCGCTCAGGAACAGAAACACCAAAGTAGTTGTACATTGGTTTAAGCACGTTAGGCACAGGAAACGGTACAAACTTAATAAAGTGAGACTTGTGATACTTACGCCCACCAATCACATAATAGGTTGGCTCGTAGAAATCCATGCTAGCAGGATCTTGAACATTGGCATCCGTTAAATCAGGTGTTACCCATTGTGGATCAATCTGTTTAATCCCCTTGTACATCCCTTTGGTCACACCATCGATATTAAACGGGTTTTCATACCACTCTTTCGGGTTTGATGTCTCCACAACGAATAATGCTAAACGACCACCGTATACACGCCCAAAGTGAACCAGCTCTTTAAGCTGATGTGTAATGCGGTATTTTTTATCTCGTTTGCGAAGCTTTTTACTGATAGCACGATCATCATCGTTATCACAATCAATATCGTAACCCTGACGTATTGCATCACGCGCGGGCATATTACAGGCTTTATCCACCAGCCAGTGTTTAGCGATAACCGCACACATATTGTTGCCGATAAACATTTGTGAGGCATACCATGAGGCCTGTGACTCTGGCACACCGTAAACCTGCTCACCTTTAAATGAGGGCACATAGCTATCAATGCTATCCATCGCAGCACCTGCAATTGTGGGTTGGGGTAAATTAATCCCATCAAAGCCTCGTTCTCGCGCCAGCGCAGGATATAAGTCAGTTGTGAATGCTGACCGTTTAACTGGTGCGAGTGGTTCTGTTTTTCGCCTCTTAAACGGCCACCACATAGTTCATCTCCTAGTTGTGAAGAAACTACCTTTTTTCTTCTGATATAAATCGCGTAATGCTTGAGTCATGGCATCTACTGTGTCGTCATTGCTAGAGAACGGAAATGTAGTGATCTCTTCTACTGTTTCAACAATCCAAGGTGCAATGCTTTTGTGTGGTAGCCACACATTGCCAGCTTCCCACTCAGCAGTACACGCATGAGCACGTGCAACCTTGCTACCATCTGGCTCGACGGGAATTAACCCTGATACGGTTGATTTGAGAGAGTCGATTACAGCAGGGCCATTGGCTTTGTCTTCCACCAGCTTACGTCGTCCCTCAGGGAATTTTTCAGCTAACCATTTCACCGATTTTAAGGTTTCAGTAAAGCTCATGCGTTTTCTAATTTGATACAGTAGATAAGCGTTTGCGTCTTTCTTGCCCCATACCTGCCCCACCACATAGTCAGTACCGTCACTGTCTTTAAAGGTCATATCCCAACTATGGATAACCTTATCGAATTTTTCAGGTAGGTCTTTCGGTAGATAGTACTGAGCAAATTCTTCGTGGAAGATTTGACCATCACCCGGCTTAGGTGATTGTTGGTACATTGCAGACCAAAAGTAATCACCGAGGATTGCTTTTGTCTCAAGGAGTTTGTCGATTGGGTGTAACTCTGGTACCAACGCTTCTCCTTTCTCATTAATGGCAGGGAATGCAAGCACCTTGGTTTCAGGCGCTTTTTCTTTTAATTGACCAGACAAATCATCAGTTGCCCATCGAGTGGCCATGATAATTTCACCGCTATTTTTTGATAAACGGGTCTTAAAGGTCGAAACGTACCAGTTCCAAATTGATTTTTTAACAGTTGGGCTAAGTGCCTCTTTCGAGTTCTTTATCGGGTCATCAATAATGCCGAGGTCAACTTTCTTACCCGTTAATGGGCCACCTACCCCCGCACAAACATAACTGCCTTTGTGATTAGCGATACCGAACTCGTCAGAATTACGTTTAACTGGAATGCCATTTTCAGGCTTATTGCCTAACCAACTTTTAGGAAATAGCACGCGATATTCATCGGACATCATAATGCGCTGAACATCGGTATTCATATCACCGGCTAAATCTGAGGAATAAGACAGCGCACCCACACGCATGTTAGGATATTTTCCAAAGAAATAAGCGGGAAGATAACGAGAAACAATATCAGACTTACCATGCTGAGGGGGCGCACTTAAAATTATCTTAGGGCGTTCACCCTTCATCATATTTTCAATAAATATATCTAGCGCATTACATACCGTTTCTGAAAAGTGGCTTGTAATGTATTCAGGGTTTATATACTGAATAAATTCATGCAAACTACGGCGTGCTATCTCCCTTTCGATTTCTTCATCAAACAAACTGAAATCGATATCCATAGTCACACCTAAAATATAATAAATAGCCCTTTCACCTCAAAATAACAGTGAAATGGAAAGTGAGTTTCCAATAACAAATTAGAAACAAATAAAAAGCCTAAACTCAGGAAGAAGATTTAGACTTTTATCGGTTTTAGATGACATTTTAATTGAGTTGAAAAACGGGATAAGAGAAATATCTTTTTAATTTTTCAATTACTCAAATCAAAACGATCATATCTAATCCTTGCTTTTATTTTTATTTTTTATATTTGTACATAATTTACCTATTATTGATTTCAAATATTTAAGCAGATCGCCAACATCATCCTTATTAATCAATAACTCTTCTCCAACTTCTCCTCTTGCATATTCTCCCGACTTTTTTATGTATAATTCATTAATAATACCATTATTATGAATAATTATATCTCTTGCAGCCTTAAATTCTTTCCATTTCTGAATGTACTTATCTAATTTTTCATCATTTTCTATAGAAAAAACGGTATTGATATACTCAAATTGTTTATCTGGTGATGCATAAAAAACCGCCATAAGATTTGCATCAATTATTTTCTTTATAATATCAACATGACCATCAGCATTAAGTATTGTACCTACATCAATACTATCAATAAATTTTATTTTATTTGTTTTTAATTTTATTCTTCGATTGTCAATTAACAGAACACCTTCAATCAACTCATAAAGAAAGTGTTCCATTTGCGAAGTTAAGTGTGAAAAAATTGTATATATTAATTCTTTATCATATGCAGTTGTTAAAATTGAAATCAAATCTTCTTTTTTTCTTTTTACTGTTTTCCCTGAGCGTAATGAAGGAACCTCTATTCTCGATTGACTAATAAAATCCTCATTATTTCTTGCCTCACCTATTGCATCATGAGAAAGAGAAAACCAAATAAATGTATTATTTAATTTTTTCTGATATTTAGCTCGTAGAGAGTTTGCAAGAGTAATAATTTCACTATTAATATTTTTAGCAACCATTTTTAGATGTTACCTTACTAGTAATTAATATGTTATCAGTATATTTCCATTAACGCACTATCTTAAATTTAAACTTTAACTTATATTTCAATTGAATAAAAGATAATAATTAGTAATCTTTATCATAGAGTGAGATACTTCACGCGTGTAAGAAAGTTAATTACATTATGCTAACGTCGCTAACTATTTTTGTCTCAATTGCAAAAGCTGCTCAAAACTCAAATGACTTAGGTCGATACCTGTTGTTTGAATAGGCCCACCATCTGCACCCGTTAATTCCGTCTTGTTCTTCAGCATACCTAAATGCTGTGCAACCATCTTAAGCGCTTCATCTTGATTACGGGTAATAACCTCAACACCAAACTTCCCTTCTTTCACGCCAGCAAATACTCGACGAGCTGGCCCTGTTAAATCACGCGTATCATGAAAGTACGCACGGCCAATACCGGCACCGTTACAACGAGGGCAATCAGGATTTGGATCTAATGTTTCATCGTAACCGTAGCCACCCACATCTTGTGGTGGGGGTTTCTTTGCTACAACTGCTTTTTTAATCGCATCCTCAAACTCTATTGAATCACGCCACTGATAATTAAAACCAAAGCCCCAGCAATGACGGCAACATAATCGTCGGTATTCGGTCAACTCGTTAACGTCTGCAGTTGCAATATCCCACCATATTTTTAATACAGCATCTTGGGTTATCTCTGTTCTGCGTTCCCGTTCTGCTAATGCGTCGGTGATTGCCCGATTAACCTTAACATTTCTATACATCCGACTTGCGCTTGCGTATGCCGTATTTCCTTCACATTTACCACCAGCACGCTTATATGCAGCAGTCCTATTTAGGTCAATAAGGTATTCATTAACGAATTTAGCCTGTAACTCAGTAAGCCCGTAATTGCGCAGACTAAAGGTGTTTTGATCATCATGCGCATTACTGGATTCATTACTCTGCGCAGTGGGTATATCACTATTGCGCATTGGCTCTTTTGCGCTTTCTTTTTTCTGCGCAGTGCGCAATTTCTTGTGCGCAGTTTTTTGCGCATTCTGCGCACTGGATATTTTGATATATCGTCGTGCTGTTGAATATTTCAGTCCTTGCGATTCGCACCACTCTTTAGGGGATATTCTTGTTATAGCATGTTCGGCGAGGAACTGTTGTTGTAGCATCCCCCAATCCGGTTTTGCCATCGTGTTTATCTCCTTAGCCTATTAAAAAGCCTACTCGAAAGTAGGCTTTGTGATAGATAATAGATATGAATGATTATTGTTTCTTCCTTTCCTCTTTCTTCTTCTCGGCAAGTGATTTTATTGATTCTAGTCTTAATTTTTTATTATGCCGTTCTACATACCATTCTTGTATCAGTGTTTCTAATAACTCAATTAGTAACTGTGCTTCACTTGGCTCAACATCTACAATAATGTTGATATCTTTTTCCATGTGAGCACCTATATTTCCTATACTTCTAATCGAGTCAATGGCTTCCCACATTTCAGACTCAACTTTATCTTTAATTGCTTCAATTTCTTTTGCTAAATTTTTTTCATTTATTTTCCAAACATCTCTAATCATCCCTTGCAAACATCTTCGAGCAAGAGTTGCCGATGATTTAGGAGATAGTTCTCTAATTAAACAAGCTTCTTTATAATCATTTAAAATCGCAGAAGGAATATAATCAGGGAAAATTTTTGTAGCCCCCATTGGAAGGATCTTATTACTAGAGATACTTCTTATTACTTGATGATTCCTTAACATAGGATTAAATTCAATTTCATCCATGTTAATACCTAATACGAATTTCAAGCATTCTGGATTAGGGCAGTGCCTAGAATAAAGAGCAACCTTTATATCTGTCGGTTGAGTAACCCCATCAACAATTGAATTTATTGCGTTAAAAGAACAAGATCTGTCGATATATGAGCCTTTTGTTGATATTTGATTGCAGTACGGACATAACCAGCTAGACATTTATTAATCCCTTTTTTAGTTATTCATAACTTATTTTAATAAGTTAATAATCATTCGTCACTCACTCTTTCCTCTTCTATTTGTCTTAGTGCTTTCAACTGTTGGTTTGCTTTATCAATAGTGGCTAATAATGCAGAGATCCATAGAATAGCTTGTGAATATGATAATGTTTTTCCATCACTATCGGGTGGTAGTGGTGCAAGAACAAGTTCAGTTAATGTTGCTGGTATTGGTGTACATTGCGCTGGAACGTAACTCGTTTGTGTATTCGTACAGGCTATCAGCAATAGACTGAGGAACAAGAGAATCGCAATTCGGATCTTTTTTAAGGATTGTTCTATATTCAATAATTTTCTCCTGTGATTTTGCATCTGTCTGAATACCATGACGGTAAGCTGTAGTCGCTATTTGATTAAAACGATTGAATTGAAAGACCTGATCACTTAACAGTTTTGAGTAGCTCTCATTTTCTTTTGTTAATTGCTTATTCTCTGCTAATAACTTATCTCGTTGAGTAATGATATCTTGTATGCCATTGGCAATATAACCACCACTGATAACTCCTACCATCACAATAACAATGTAAAGTTTCCAGTGTTTCATAATTAGTACCGATGATGTGAGAGAGCTACCTGACAGCGTTTTTCTAAACTGGCTTTATCATTAATACATGAATTATCAATTGAGAGATAAATGCCACCAGCAACTGTGATGAGTAATACGAGGATAAAGCTAATAACGATAATTAAAGATTTCCATGACATAGTGCTGACTCCGCATCTCTACGACTGACTAACCCTCGCCATACTTTTCCATCAGCATAAACCCAGCGTTTCATTTCTTCACAAGCGCCATTCTGATCACCAGCATTTAATTTCTTAAGCAATGTAGAGCGTGCAAAAGCCGTGGTACCGACATTAAAAGCAAAGGAATATAGAGAAGCTTTTGCTTTATCATCGACCGGCACTTTAACCAGGATATCAACTTGCTGTTGCGTTCTGATAAAGTCTTTCTGCAGTAATTCGTCACACTCTTGTTGTGTATAAGTCTTACCTTGAATGATGTCGTTTCCAGTATGGCCATAACAAACCGTCAGAATTCCAGCAACATCGCGGTAAGGTTCATAACGCACTCCCTCAAAATAACCAATCACTGTTAGTGCAATACTTACAGCGCCAGCACTCGCAACAGCTGTCACTTTTTGTTTTAGGTTCATTAGATGTCCTTTTTAGCTTTAGTCAGCATCTCACCGACTATTTTTTCGATTTCTCGCGGATCACTAGAACAATTTCGATGAACCAATTCAGCAAATAATGCTGTTCGTTTTCTCTGTTCTCGCCGTGTCATCAGATAAGTTGCTAATCCAAGAAGCATGCTAAATCCCATCCCTATTACAAAGCCCCATTCATACAATGAGAGACTTGCAAAAAAGGCAGTTAAGCCAGCCGTTCCGTAGGTAGCATTGGTTAATTTGTCCATGCGCATATACACCCCCTACGGAGTGTCCGAGTTGTTTGTGTTATGGGAAATGAAATTTCACCACACTCTCGTAGTGGTCACGCTCATGCCCTTGAGTTCATAACCCCAGTTCGGCTCTGCTCCCTGTGGGATCTAACCAGTGCACGATTGGCTTTCATGCTTCGTTACCGGTGCTTCTTTTCTTATTAACCCTTACCAGATGCAAAGCTGGCTCTTTACTAGGAGACTCGGGGCTGAATCATGACATCAGCATGTAAAATACGGCCAACCCGCTTTATGACTTCATGTTATTTATTTCCTCTCTTGTTTGTTCAAATCGCTCTTTCTCAAGTTCAACTCCAAGAACTCGACGATTTAACTTTAATGCGGACTTTAGTGTTGCACCCGACCCCATAAAAAAATCAGCAACCAGATCACCTTCGCGACTGCTTGAGCGAATAATGTGTTCCATCATTTCAGCTGGTTTTTCACAAGGATGTTTACCTGCGTAATATTGCACAGGTGGATACGTCCACACATCGGTGTAAGGAACATCAACGGTGACAGAAAAAGGACGGCGCAATAATTGATATTGTTCAGCAAGCTCTTGGTACTCTCGACTAAGAGAAGCCTGCACCTCTATCAAATCAGTATGATCACGATTTAAAGGATTACTACTAAACTTTTCACTTGCTACGCGATGAAACAGCTCCTGCAGTTTTTTGTAGTCAGACTCACTCGGTAGTTGCCATTGGCTGTAACTAAACCAGTGTGAAGCCATTTGTTTACCTGTTGCCTGTTTTATTTCTTTTGCTGTTATTCCTAACAATTCACGTGCAGATTTAAAATACTCAATTAAAGGCTTAAATACGTTTTCTTTAAGCGCTTTGCATTGCTGAAGATAGGTACTGCTTTTACCCTTGTATGGACTTTGATAATGTTCAGCAAATAAAATTCTTTCAGTGCTTGGAAAGAAACTGCGTAAATCAGCTTTACATGCCCTGCGCCAAGGCCCTGATGGTTTAGCCCATACAATGTGACTTAGAATATTAAATCTTTCACGAACGAGTAATTCTGTATCTGACGCTAGTTTCGAACCGCAAAAGAGATAAAGGCTACCGTTAGGCTTTAATACTCGCCAAAATTCCGCAAGCATTTCATCAAGCCAAGATAAATATGATGTTACGTTTTCCCACTGATTATCCCAACTACAAGACTTCACCTGAAAGTAAGGCGGGTCAGTTGCGATTAAGTCAATACAATTATCGGGAAGTGTTTTTATATAGCTGAGTGAGTCATCATTGACTAAATTTACACTGTTTAAATTCACAGTATTTTTCATAGATCAGGAGAACCTTTTTTGATAAGCTCACTATGCTTTGTGCACATAAGCAGTGGGCTTTAGTTTGTCCGTGATCTACCAGAACGGGTGAATGACTGTAAAGGTGCTACCAACACTTTTACAGTCGCCCATTTTCACAGTATTAGATATTTTGAAATGTGTTTTCTTTGATGTTTTCTTTGATTAGCCCCGCCATCGCCAACTGCGTTAATATCAATTGACAACGTGGCTCAGTTAAATAAGTAAACTGTGCAACTTCGCCAGCTGTTACTTCTTTCGTATGCGGAACAACTTCAAAAACAAGTCTTGCCTCTTCTGTCATATCACTATGTTTTAACATGATATTTTAATACCTTTGGTCAGTTATTGGTCGTGAGCACACATGTAACTCTGAACAAAGGAAACAGCAAGCCTTATCTGTTTTAGATACAAAAAAACCCAGCGCTTAGGCTGGGTTAGTTGGTGAAGTTACAAAAAAGGCAACTTACCTTGAAATAGTGGCTCATTAGTTCAAAGATGTCAACACGTTTTTGCTATTTCGCTTCTCGATCATCTCTTTTTCTCTATTTTTAAATGCATCTACTAGAGGTTGGTATAATAAATATTCAACAGCATTTAATATTTCTTCTACCTCTCTACGGCATGTAGACATAGAGGGCTTTCTTTCTCTTAACATGCCATTTCTACGAGCCATTATTCTTGGTTCACTATTCTTATGATAATGACGAGCTATAGCTCTATCCGATGCACAAAAAGCATATCGACTAAGTAACATATTAAATGCCTGAATATCTATGTGATATATACTGTCAACAACTCTCTGAATAAGTAGACCATCTTCATCACTACACGTAGGCCTATACGGATAATCACGTCGCTCTACTCTTTCCATAAATTGAGCAATCATACTACTCTGTCGTTTATCTATACGTCCGCTATGTACCCATGTACCAAATCGAGTTAACCAGTTTTGAAGCCAAGCTTCTCGTGTTTTATCAAGTTTTAACCCATCAGATATACTTTTTATACTCGACATGCTCGTAACTCCATTACTTCTTGCTTAGTCTGTTCTAATAACTCAATCTCGGTACCATGAATTTCTTGCCACGGTTTAGGCGAAGCGTGAAAGCCGGTTTCGTAACACGCTCTATGATGTGGCGGACACAGAGGTAAAACATCTGTATGACTAGCTCGCTGTGCCATTCCCTGCCCTGTTCTAACATGATGTATTTCCGCTCTACTTGCCCCAAGCCCCATATTGCGACAACAAATACAACCCAGTTCTGCTACATCTGATAGCCACTGTCTTTCTTCTTTGGTCTTTGATTTGATCATTGGTCTTGCCTCTACGTGAAACTTAATAATTGAGATACTGCATTTTCTACAGCTTTTTGAGTGGGGAACTGTTTACGAAGGATAAAATTCCAAAGCACATCGAGTGTGGCTTTGTAGAGTTCGCTAAATGCTAAGTCGTCCATATTTGCAAAACTGATTGATTTAGCGACACGACGTAAACTACCGTCAGGCATTTCAAACGTATCGTAATAACCGGCTTGTTCTACAACCCAATAGCGAAAAGCATCAAATGATTTTGTTGCTGAGATATTTTGCGCACGTTTTTGTGCAACGTCTTCTAGATAGATATCGGATGCTGATAAGAGCGCGTCAACATTATCCGTGTAATACGAAAGGAATGTGATGTAACCACGCACAAGCTCTTTTTCTTCAGGTGAAATGGTACCGCCAACTGGTTCCCAATATTCATAACCTAAGTTGAGTAATGCGAAGTATTTACGATGAAATCGAGGGTTACGAGCTTTCTTAAAATTGGCTGAAAGCACATCACCACACTTGATTTTTGAATGCAGAAAATCTCTCGTAACAGGGTTAGCCGGTACAAGAGTATCGTTAGACATTTTGATAAAGCTATGCTGTGCCATACTTGACTCTCAGTTGACACAGCAAATGTTTAGGATTGGGTGTTCAGACCAATGGAATTATTTTATCAGAAATGCTTTTTTCTTCAAAAGAAGATAATTTTAAATTTAAAGAATCACATAAATAGTTCTTTAAGTTGAGATACATAAGGTGTTATTGCAGATAGAACAGATGCAGAACCACCAGCAATAGTCATTATTTCGACTAGTTTTGTCATAACACCAGTTTGGTCTTTAACACTTTTCATCGACTCAACATGTGGGATTATATCATCAATAATTTGAGTGTCTTTTCCCTGCTTTTTTATCTCTAATAATTCAGAAAGTAGTTTATCTATTAAATCATGAGATTGAACTTGTAAATTTTGATTAAAATTTTCGCTGGCATTAGCAACATTAGCATTACCATAAATATTGGTATTAAATATATGTGCTATTTTTTCCTTTTGTTCATCATTCAAATTAGACAATTTGATATCCTCAATATTTGAAATTTTACTTTCTACTTCTAATGTGAATTGTAATATTCTGGTTTTAATTCCATCAAGAATAGCTGTATATAAATGAGCCGGCGACTCACTCCAAATTCTCATAACATCTTGATGTGTAAAACCTTTAGATATTAAGCTCACAATGTGTGTATCCCATGGCCTTTCCATCATAATAGAATCATGTGAAGTTAACTCCTCAATAGATGAGACACTATTCGCAACACGCATTACACCATAATTTTTTTGAACGGGCTCTGGAAATTTAGTTATATCTATTGGGTAATTTTTCCAAATATTATAACCATCCGTAAAATCCCCCTTAACTACACAATTAAGTATTCTGTATTCAGGGATTTCATCTGTATTTTTATATCCATTAAGTTCATCATTAACCCATCTTATAAAATTTTCATTTTTTATTTTATGAGCTAAATACAAACATTTTCTTAATAAATCAGATAGTTGAACTTTTGAATTAATGCAATCATTCTGTATTTCAATGAGTATTGACATTTAGAAATCCCCATTTAATTAATTATACTATTTTATCTTCAATTGTAACTCACTTCCTCCATAAGTAACCCAGCATTTTGAATCACCAGACAAACAGCATTGTTGAACAGGTAATTGCTCAAAACAACGCTCACATTTACGTTTAGACAATTTCGCTACTTGATTTTTATACTCAGCATCATCTTTCCGAATAAGCATCTGTAGGTATTCAACAATGCCATACGGTTCTCGACCAGGCATGCGCAATACACAATTACGCTTTATCATTTCCAATTCTTGATTATCTACAAGTAATTCAATTTTAGTTACACCTAATTCTTTCTGCCGTTTACGTTGTTCCGCTTTACGTTCTGCTACTGTTTTTGCCATTGATCTTACCTCAATAATTCATCCACAAACATTCAGTACGAATTTTGGTACCACGACCGGCAGAAATACGAGCCTCTTTGGTTACTTTTCTCCAGCCTGATAATTCATCATCATATAAATTCGAGTGATAGCCACTGATAATTACTTTTCCAGAAACAGACTTAATAATTTGCAGTAACTCATGATGTTGCCCATTAGTCATTTCAAAGTTGTAATAACGATTACCACTCACTCGTGTTTCAGGCATATATGGAGGATCTAAATAAAATAGAGTATCAGTGGCGTCATGTTTTTTAATCAGATCTAATGCCGGCTTATTTTCAATAATGACTCCCTGCAAACGCTGACAAACTGCAGATAAGTTTTCAGGATATTTAGCCCACAAATGTGAGTAGATTGAATATTCACGTTTACTATCAGACTGAAATCCCGAGTTACCGTTTAAACCAGAAGCAGAACCAAACCCCATGCAAGCGCGAACAACCATGCGTCTAGCTCTCTCTAATGGATTATCAATAAACTCTTTAGCTAACATAAACTCGTCACGGGAATAAGCAGTAAGTAAGCAAGCCTCTTGTAACTTAATGTTTAATTCAGGATCTCTTAATACCTTGAATAGATTTACAACTTCACTATCTAGATCATTATATATTTCTGCATAGCTACGTTCTTTCTGCATTAAGACGCTAGCAACTCCACCAAAGGGCTCTACATAGCAACGATGCTCTGGAAAATAACTTAATATCCATTTTGCTAAACGAAATTTACCTCCGTGATAACGGATCACGGGGTGTTTAATTTGATGCTTACTCATGCTTTCATTACCTCACGCCAATAATTCAACCTATCTCTAAAAAACTCCCGATGTACCTCAGTCAACTTTTCAATTTCCACCAACACTCGCGTTCTATGTATTTTTTGATTTTTAAGCTGTCTAATTAATCGACTAGCTAATAAATCAAGTTGTTCTAACTCGCGATATTCTTCTGGCCACAAAGCTCGATTGTGAGGTAAATCATCAGGCAAATAAGAACGCCTAGACATAATTACCTCGTCGTTTTTTGTGGTTTAACCTTAGGTTGATAAGGTGCTTTTGTTCTCGCTCTTGCTGACGCATGGAGACGGTCAATATGACACTGTGTATGGTCTAACCCATCATCAGGTAATATGGGGTGATTATCACGAACAAGAAATTCGTGAGTAAGAGAGTCTTTAATTGTCATGGTCTTGCCTCTAATATTTAACTTAATAGCTTGGTCGAGCCCTAATTAACTTATCTAAAATGCTTCTGTAGCTTGTTGTCCTTTTCGTGCATAGCTTTTTCTATTATCATTTCCTTTAAATGACAACCTTTCTGCCTCCCCCTTACTAATATTTTTAATATAAGAATTCACCAACTGAGCATAAGCGGTACCAGTATTTCCATCACGATTTAATCTGAGAAGAATTTCCATTAGAGATTTATCAGCATTATCGTTATAAACAGCATCACGATATAAACCAATCCATACATCACAATCTTGCTCAATTTGCCCTGTATCACGGCTATCAGCGGGTGTTGGTCTTTTATCTGCCCTATCTTCCAATTTACGGTTAAGTTGGGTTAATAACAGGACAACGCAATCCATTTCTTTTGCTAGATTTTTTAACCCCGTAGTAATATCACCATATGCAATATCACGACGTTCAGCCTGACCAGCCTTGATAAGGGTAAGGTAATCAATCGCTATTAGGCCTACTTGCCCTTTAACTCGTTTAACCTTGCGACATTCAGCTATGATATGGTTAAAATCAATACCAGGAGTGCTATCGATATACATATTCGATTCTGCAATCTCTTTTGCTCTGGCTAATGCTCTAGCCATTTCCATATCATCATATGTACCTGTATAAAAAATATCTGCAGATACATCGCCTTCTTGAGAGATCATTCGTTCAATGATCCCACGGTCTGTCATCTCAAGGCTGAAAAGCAATGTGGGTAACTTATGGTTTAATGCAAAGTGAGTTGCAACACGATTATAAAATGCGGTTTTACCCATTTTGGGTCTTGCACCAACAACAATTAATGATCCTCTCAATGCCTGCTTGGGAGCCATTAACTCATCCAGAGACTCTATACCTAAAGTAAAACCCACTGCATTTTTAGGATCACTAAAGCGCCTATCAACATCATCAAGCCAATCTCCAACAACGTCTAGAGCAGGTCTTAAGCCTTTGCTTTTTCCTGTTTTAGCGTGTTCGATAATGCTTGATACAACCTGCTGAACATTTGATAGTTTATTGTTGATATCAAGACCATCATTCGCCATTAGCATCTCTACACAAGTATTCAGATTATTGATAGCGTAACGCTGTATTGCATTGTCTCGTACAATCCGAGCGTAGTTCACAATGTTAGCAACTGAAGGTAATCTACAAAGCTCCGCTATGTAAGCAAATCCCCCAACTTTTTCTAAATCACCGCTACGTGTTAAAGAGTCACTAACTGTAATGATATCTGTTGGATAATCAGATTTTATTAACTTCACTATCTCTGTAAAAATTCGACTGTGAGATCTTGAATAAAATGATCCTGATTTAACTAGTGATATCACATGTTGACGCTTATCTTCGTCAGTGCTGATCATCAAGCCACCTAGTACAGCCTGCTCTGCTTCAAGATTGTATGGAGGTGTGAAATAATCATTTGTCATTAGCACGTTCCTCTTTGACAGCAACATAACAACGTTCCGTAATTAAATAATCTAAATTTTTACGTCGCCATGTCCCCCCTCGCCCATTATCTCGATCCTCCATCATCCATCGACAATTACTGGCAATATACGATAAATAATTCTCCCAGCGCTCTTGATTGAATTTAAATTTTATCCAGAAATTTCTTAACTTCCGTTTACGCTCATCAGTCATCACTTTGATTGCTGGCATATCAGGCAAAATATCGTGATATGAATTAATAATCTTTTCATAATTCAATTTAATTTTTGATGACGATTTTTTGTCGTCAGGTTCTCCTGACGTACCATCAGTAATATCTGTAGTAATATATGTAGTAATCTCTGTAGGATCGAACTGCGGATTTGTTGCATCGCCACCGTCAGTTTTGTCTTGTCGCGGTCGTTCGTTTTGTTGTTCCGCGAAATCACTATTGTGACTTTCCCCAGTTGCGCTTTGCGCATTTGGTGCATTTTCAATAGCTTGCGACATGACATAATCTAATTTTTCACAGTCAATTAGATAATAAATTTTATGCTCTAAGCGTTTATTAGTCTCAACCAGAATACCTCTGCTAACTAAATGCTTTCTAGCCGTAAGCTGTTCTCGGTAGCTTAAACCCGTCTCAGATTCAATTTCTTCTGATGTTTTATAAACACCTAATTTAGAGTCAGCTTTATCTTGCCAATAAAATATTTGGCTAAAAAATATTACTGCATTTACACTGCCCAAACGTTTTACTAGCCCAGGGAAATAAGCAACTGGACGTCCAAAATCTAATAACAAATCAGATGCTCTCACTTTACACCCCCAGTGCTTTAGCTATATTACGGCAAGCATTTTTGTACTGCTCAGGGGTTAAATTTTTTGACAGTAATTTTTGTTTTTCTCGCTCATACTGCTCCCAAATTAACAACGCAATAACGCGTCTACCATCAAAAATATGTTGGATATCTGAGATATGAGCAGGTTTATCATTCAGCATAAACCCATTGCGGTATGTGATTTTTTCAGTTGATCTAATCATTGGTCTTGCCTCTTGAATTAATGCACGCTGGTCGGGCGTGATATCTCATTTAGTGCGCGTACTACATTGTTTATTTGGTGTGACATGTCACGACCCTCTAATAAGATTTCAGTCATAGCATCAGCAAAACGCTGAATGGCTACAGTTGCTAAATAGTTTTTGGTATCTCCGCGTACTCGAGCTAACCTCGAAGCCGGTAGAGCCATTTCAATCGCTGGCATTAACTCAGCAATTTTTCTTTGAGATGCGCGAGAATCACCACGTAACCAACGGAATATCTGTTGCCGGTTATTATTGATTGCTTTCCAGTCTGCCTTACCCGCTTGATCCTCAATGGCATGTAATCGACCATGTTCTTGATTAATCACTAATCGTAAGTAAGCTCGGCTAATCTCAATAGCAACATGTTCTTGCCCTTGTTCTACAGCCCAGTCCTCAATTTCAGCTCTGATAATGTTGATATCAAAATTCATTTTTGCGTCTCCTGTCGCTAGAAAAATTGATTATGCATAATCAGTTTTTTAATTTGATACCTGTAATACTGTTGATGATTTAGGAAGTCCATCAAACTGATTTGGATAAATATCTGGTGCAATTTCATGAGGTGTCACTTGCCAATCTAAACATTCACATAGGCTTAAAACTTTTGGAGCAGGAACACCGTTTTTAAACCATAGATGCACGGTTTGAGGTTTGGTGTTTAAGCGTCTAGCAATCTCTGATTGACTCGCTAAATTAATAATTTTGTTTTTTATACATGGTGTCATTGTTCTCTCCTTTTGGGTTTACAAGTTAATCTTACAATCAAACATATAATAATATCAAGTTTTTCTTGAAGTGATCATTACAAGGAAAGCTTGTAGTATAATTTCTATGAAAAAGAATCCGAATGAAGTATCAGCTACACGTATAAGCCAAATACTAACCGAGCGAAACTGGTCCCAGTCAGAATTAGCTCGTAGGCTTGGTATTAGCCCTCAATCTGTGCAATTTTGGGTAAGCGGGAAAACAGCACCTAGAGGTAATAATTTAACCGCATTATCTAAGATATCTGGATATCCAGAACATTGGTTTTTTATGAGTGATGTTTCTACTGAAGAAATGGATAAACCTATTGTACGTAAAAATGATTCTTATCTTGTGGAGTTACTTGATATAGAAGCCAGTGCCGGCCCTGGCATCATTAATAAAAGTGAATTTATTGAAACAATTAGAGCTATTGAATATACATCTGATGAAGCACTCCGTTTATTTGGCAACAGACCCAGCGCTAATATAAAAATGATCACTGTTGTTGGTGATAGTATGCAAAATACTATTGAACCAGGAGACCAAATTTTCATAGATATTCATATAGATTATTTTGATGGTGATGGCATTTACGTTTTCATTTTTGGTCAAACATTGCATATTAAAAGACTACAAATGATAAAAAATAAATTAACCGTTATCTCTGATAACCCCAACTATCGAGATTGGGATATCACTCCCGAAGACGAAGAACAGTTCTTCATTTTTGGTAAAGTTCTCCTCAGTCAATCTAGAACATACAAGCGTTACGCTTAAAATCCTTTCATAAAATTCAAATTAAATTACAGGGGCTTAATAGCTCTTGTAATTTTTCACGCATAGAACTACAAGAATTATTTGTAAGTTAGACTTGCAATATTCAATTTTAACTTGTAGATTTACTAACAACAAAAACAACACAGCAAGTGTTTAGGTAAGTGTTCAGATTTAGTTTTGCTGTTATGTCGGAGGAGAACCACAGCTCTCATCGCGACCTGTCATGATTACCACGGCATAACAGCAGATTTTTTAGCAATACCAGGGTATTAAATTAGTTACAGACCAAAGCTACAAGGCAGACCTGACAGCTCGGAAAGACGGGCAACAAATTTTAGACGTAAAAAAACCCACCGAAGTGGGTTCCTTTACCCCGAATTGCCGACCAAAGCTATCGGGAGTTCTACTAGCGCGACCAAACGCTAGAAGAGGCAAGACCAATGATAAATCACTGATCGCAGTTATTTTAAAGGAGTTGCTATGAAAGCACAACCTGAAAGCCTAACAGTCACACTCTATATTCATGCTCAAAAACAGTTCGATGGTTCTTACCAATATAATGCCTACGCATTTAAAGCCGATCCCAATGCTGGACTAGGTTTTGTTGTTGCTGAACACACTGTTGATGTTCCTTTTAAAGAGCCTACCCAAACTGATCTCATTCACGCTGAAATTGATTTTCTACGTAATGAACAAGAAAAAATCCTAGCTGATGCCCAAGTAAAAACAAGTTTGTTAGAAGACCAGATCCAAATGCTTCTCTGCTTGGAAGGCAAACCAATAGCTAAAGAAGATGAAGAAATTCCTTACTGATGGTGAACATTATGGATGCAATTAATCTAGCAATTGATGCTGTATTAGATGCTGAACTATCTGTTATTGAACATGAAAATAACAGTGAGATAGTTTCTGGAACTCAACATATTTCTATCATTGGAGGTAAGAGACGAGTTGAATATTACCCTTCAACAGGTACGGCTTACTCTAATCCCATTGATGGGAAATATAAGCGTGTAATTATCAAAAAAGCGGGCATTAAGCGAGCTATTAAACTAGCAAAATCAGGAAATTAAGAGGCAAGACCAATGAAAACTTTTATCTGTGTATTTGAGCCTACGACCGAGGCTCGTACAAACAACGGTGCTGTACCATTAGCAATAGCGTTAAACACTGCTAATGCAAAACTTGCAACAGCGACTGCCGTAGTAAAATTATCTGAAACATATCCAGAAGCTATGGATAACTTTAATACTGATGAGCCATTAATTAGCGAACACCTTGACGGCTCTGTTTGCCCTACTTTAGATATATTCGATGAAAAATTTGCTGTTGAAAATGAGTTTGATGGAACTCAATGGAAACCTATTGAATATAAGAATTTCAAAAAACTAGGAACGAAGCCCAGAATTGCGTGTTTACTTTTATTTGGAAAGACTCAAATAACTAACAATGAATTTTCAACTGCTCTGGAATATTTGGCAGGAAAAGAAGATCCCAAAATTCGTAATATCGCTACGGGCCTAGCTGAAATAACAAAACTTTCTTTGATGGATGCTGAGCAAACAATGGAAATAGCACAGGCTATCTATGAGTTTGCTAATGAAGATGTCACCGTTGAAGAAGCTAAGTCATTAGGTGAAAGCTGGCTAACCGAAGAACCAGAACAACAACAAGAAGAAACATCTTCTATCAAACGTAACTATTCAACCATAGATACTGAAATTGCCTTAGCACTGTTAGATGACTTTGATCCTAATAATGTCCTCGCATCTCAAGTAAAAAAAGCCAAAGAACTGATAGATGACGACGACAAAGCATGGAAACGCTGGTCAATGGATTTACGCACAACAGCTGGCATCTTGGATATACCACGTGAAAAGATTTTCTCGTTAATAGCTGAAAGTAAAAAACAGCCTGAGTTATTAGATAATCCCAATGCGCGAAAAGAATTTATTGACCGTCATTTGGGTATTAACAAACCTACTGGCAACGCTGAAAAAGAAGAAAGTATCACCTCTAACCAATTGGATAATACCCCTTCGGTATCTAGCAAAAGTACCGTTGAAAAGGAAACTAAGCCTAAACGTTCACGTAAAAAGCAAGAAATAGCCCCTAAAACAGAAACTCCGGTGGTTGAGCAAACTGTAGAACCTAAAGAACCCGAAACACCATCAGCACAACATGATAATTTTGAGCAACGTGCCAGTGTTATTGATGAAGTTCTTAACGCGAGTGACGCTAATAACCTAAGTATTTGGAAAAAAGTACAACGTACAGACCCGCGCTTTACTAAACCATTAGAAGGCGTGGGATTCACGGGAACCAGTATAAACAGCACTTACATGTTTATGCGTGCAACTGAAATATTCGGTCCTATTGGTGAAGGTTGGGGATATGAAGTCCTTGAAGAAAAATTTATTGATGGAAAGCCTCTTTTAGAACCTGTCCTTGATGAACGTAATAAACAAGTCGCAACCCGTTTTTTACGTGATTCTGATGGCTCGTTATTCTGCGAACAAAACCACTCAATTAAGATCCGTTTTTGGTACATCATCGAATGTGAAACCCGCGGTGAATTTGAAAGCTATGGTGCAACACCATACCGCTATCAAACTAACTATGGCATTAAAGTTGATGGTGAAGCTATCAAAAAATCACTCACTGATGCCATCAAAAAAGCCCTATCGATGCTCGGTTTTAGCTCTGATGTCTTTATGGGTATGCATGATAACCCTGAATATATAGTAAGCAATAAGCTTGAGTTTGAAATCAAAAATGCCAGTGAAAAAGCGGAAGATGTCACTCGCATTCGTAAAGAGCTAGATGAGAAATTCACTAAGCATACTGAAACCATGCGCAACGCAGTCACGCAGAATGAATTGCGTGGCGTTGCATCAACCCTTACCCGTGAAATTTCAATACATGCCAAGTTGGCCAAACAACGTGGTGACAGTGAATATGAAAAATATTTAAACGGCCGTCTACGCCGACTAAATGAAATTGAAAAAGAGTGTTTAGACAAACTGAAACAGAAAGAAGAGGCAATCTAATGACCAAAACTACTGCTATCGCACTGGCGACCAATTATGAAAAATTACAGCAACTCGTTGAAACAGGTGAATTCTCTCCTGAAGATATCGCAGATACATTGGAAGGTATCGAGGGCGAGCTAGGTAATAAATTGGATGCAATTATGCATCACGTTCGCAATATCGAAGGTCAAGCTAAAACACTGGATGAAGAATCTAAACGTTTATCTGATCGTAAAAAATCATTCGAAAACCAAGCTAAAAACCTAAAGAAATATGCTCTTAACTGCTTATTGGCTTCAGGATTAGATAAATTAAAAACAACAAAAAATACATTCACTGCTAGAGCTGGTGTTGTTCGAGTCATTATCGACAATGAGGCTTTATTACCGGATGAGTTGGTTGATGTTCAAACCATCACCGCGCCTGATAAAAAAGGCATCAAAGAAGCGCTTGAAAACGGAATTGAAATACCTGGTGCTCACTTAGAAGTTGGTGACCGATCATTAATGGTTCGTTAATTCATAATAGCGCCCTTTATTGGGCGCATTATCAGGAGATAAACGTTATGGCCATGAAGTTAGAAGTTGTTATTACCCATGATGAAGCAACCAATAAATGCAGTATCGAATGGTCTACAGCATCAACAAAAAATGTCACAGAGCAAGAACAGCAAGCACTTTCATCAATGCAAAAAGCGTTATTGCTACAACTGGGGCGCCCTATAAATACAGCTATTATTCATTAGTGTGACATGTCACAAAGAGGCAAGACCAATGCTAAGACACTCCCAACAAAAAGACCAAGCAGTAAAAATCACATTACCAGATGGATCATACGGTTTTGTTTCAACAGATAGACGTTGCCATGTTTCATACGATTTTCCATCGCACGTCAAAATTGAACTTCAGCCCACTCCCGCGGAGCAACAAAGGAGTGAACAATAATGTATGGTTTATTCCTTTTGGTATGTAGTTCGGTAAATTGTCAGTTTGAGCCCTATGGCTACATTTATCCTGATGAACAAAATTGTTTAATTGATAAAGAGGTACTCGCGACCAAAGGAAAAATTGCAGAGTGCTATCCAGTGGAGGGAATTATTCGAGTAAAAAGTTGATTAAGCATAATCAGTTTTTACTTTTCGTTGTTATTAGCATGGTGGTTTATTCAAGACCAATGGGTAACCACCATGAAATTATTAACACCTTGGGAACCAGGTTCTCAATTATTAACAGATTTTGATATTAAATTAGGTCGGTTAGCGTTCAGTGTAAGAAATAGACCATGCACTGACGCTGAAATCAAACACTCCTGTGATACAGCAGACCGACTTATTTTATTGATGATGAGGCAAGACCAAAATGAGCGGAAAACTGATGAAAGCTAGTGCGTGGGCTAAACGAGAATTTGAAGTAGGTTCTATTCCAGATAATAGAACCATAAAAAAATGGGTAGAAACAGGTTTATTAAAAGGCAAAATCGTTGATTGTTCTGTTTGGGTATATTCATCCGAACGTTGGGGTATCGAGTCCGTTATTTCTTCATGTGTCGATGAGTTAATAAGGGCTTCGTAATATGGCCAGTAGACCTAGAAGAAAGGAATTTAGGCATCTACCTGACTTTCTTTATTTTGATAAATCAGTTAAACAATATCGCCTTACATTAACTAATGGTTTAAGAAAATGCATTGGTGCAGATAAAGCAAAAGCTATCGCAATAGCCAGAGAATACAACAATATTATGCGACCAGAAAAATGCGTTTCTGTTAACTCATTAATTATTGACTCGGGGGGGCAATATGGAGAGGCCCTCCCTCTCTCAGAACATTTAGATAAGTTATTTTTGCGGATCACTAATGATGAGAAACCATCAGACAGTACACTTAGTAACTGGGTTAATGACTTAGAAAGAATTAAGATCTTTTTTAAAGATATCCCCGCAAATGAAATCTCACTGGAACATGTAAATGGCTATATTAATGAATATCATGCCGATGCTTCTGCTAATGTACAAAATCGTAAGGTAAGTTTTCTAAAGAAAATTTTTAGTTACGCAATGGATGAGTCTCTTATGTTTGATAACCCAGCTGAACGTAAAAAAATGAAAAGAGTCGATGGGAAAAAACGTAGAAGATTATCTTATGATGATTTTCTTAAAATTCGAGCATCTGCAGAACCTTGGTTAAGGACAGCAATGGATCTGGCGTTGCAAACGACACAAGCAAGGCTTGAAGTGTCACGCATAAAATACAATATCAAAGCCCCCAAAGAAGGCATCTGTGGGTGTTTATGGTATGAAGAACCCTTAAATGGAATATACGGGATGATTTATATTCACAGACAAAAAGTGCAACATAAAGAGGCATCTCATATTGCGATCCCCATAGGCAAAGCACTTAAGGATATTATCGATAATAGCCGTGACAATGTGGCAAGCCCTTATATTGTGCATAGGCTACCAACTCGTATCCCAAATAAGGTGAGTAAAGAAGTGAATCATCCAACACAAGTTGCACCAGATTACCTTAGCCGTGCATTTTCAGCATTACGTGATCGAGTGGGCGTTGCCAGTCATTTGCCTTTAGATGAAAGACCTACCTTTCATGAAATAAGAGCATTGGCAGCCTTTATGTTTAAACAACGTGGTTTTGATCCACAAGCTCGAATGGCTCATAGTGATGCAGAGTCAACCAAGATTTATACAGAAAACCATGTACAATGGGTTGAAGTACCACATTGTGAAATTATAGGACTAAAATGACATTATGCTAAACTTCATATCTGTTCATCTAAACGATATAAAAAAGATGGATACTTTAACAACAATTTTATTTATCTCTTCTGTCATTGTTGCAACATTGCTTTTTAAATGGTTAGTCTCTTGGATAATGACACATAGTAAAAATACGGCGGACAATTTCAATCATCCCCAAATAATAAAACAACTCTCGGAAAATACAAAAATCATTAAAGAAATTGAGCTAAAACTAGCTCAAGATTCATGGATAAAACAACAAATTTGGATAAAAAAACAAGAAATATATGAAAATATATTTAAAATATTATCTGATATAGATAGGTATATCAATTATGAAAAAATCGAGTTGGATTATTATTATTGGTTTGAAATAGGGATTTATCAACAATATAGTAATAATAATTTTGATGAACATAGTTATGAGCAATCAATGAAAGAAAAAGATGATTACTATAAGAAAAAATCATCAGAGCAGTATAAAATTTTTGAAAAGTCGATGTTGGATATTAAAAATAACTCTATTGAAGGACTAAAAAACATCTTATATTTAAAATCTCTTTTCTTATCTAATGAGTCACAAATAATAATTAAAAATATTATTAAAGATATAAATATAAAACCCACTGATTCTGAAGAATGGGAAAACTACGTAAATGACATATCAAACTCATTTAGCGACTATAAGGAAAAATTACTACTTTCAGCAACCAATGAATTATCACTTTCAGTATAAAGTCGTGGTAAAACTCCCCTTAACTCATTGATTCTTATAATGCATATTTTGTATATTTAGCACTGTATGCAATCACATATAAATGCATTATTTATATTTATAATCAAAGTGTTAGGTAATTTAAAATCGGTTTCATGGGGTGTCAGGGGTCGTAGGTTCAAATCCTATCATGCCGACCATTTTTAT